TTAGTAACAGCTTTAACATTATCATCGCTATCATGGACAGTGGTGGCAGAGGTAATACCAGTAGCAACAGCAACAACACCAGTGCCAGCAGTAGCACCAGCAGCTAAAGCGATAGTTGGTTGTGCAGTTACCTTAACACCAGTTAAAACAGTCTTAGTTGTTGGAGATGCGTAACCAGTAACAGCAGCAACTTCATCAGCATCATCAACAGCAACAGTAACGGCATTAACACCAGTTACAACAGCTACACCAGCCCCATCTTCGGCAAGAGCACCAGTAGCAACAGTTACATCAGAGGTAGTAACCTTAGAAGCAGATAGAGCAGTGCCTAAAGTTACCTTGGAAGCACTAACATCAGTAGCAGTAACCTTAGAAGCAGATAGAGCAGTACCTAAAGTTACCTTGGAAGCACTAACATCAGTAGCAGTAACAGCGGTAGGAGTATTAGCTGTCCAACTAAAGGATAAAACTCCATCAGTAACACTAGCACCCCAAGAAGCAGCCTTACCAGCAGTAGTGCTTACCTTAGAAGCAGTAACAGCAGTGCTACCAGTAACATTAGGAATAACAACATCAGAAGTAGTAACCTTAGAAGCAGTTACAGCAGCATTAGCGGTAACATTAGGAATGGAAACAGCAGAAACACTTGGGTTCTTAACAGTGGTTGTTACCATCTTGCTAGTAACTGCATCTCCGCCAGAAACACTAAATGTAGCTCCAGTACCTAAAGCAGTGGAAGTAGAAGCATTACCCAATCCAGTAAGCGCACTAACAGTACCATTAGCACCAACAGCAACACCAGAAGCAGTAGCCTTAATATTGGTGGTAGTAGGAGTTACAGTAGTGGTAAAAGTAGTACCAGTACCTAAAACATCATCAGTAGGCTTAGTAACAGTTCCCTGAGTAGCACTAGCGGAAATGTACTTGGAACCAACAGTAACCTTAGGAACAGTAACAGTACCACTAACGCTAGAAGCTTCATTAGCACCAGTTACAGTTACATTATGAGTGTGAGTAGTAGAAGCAGCCTAAATAGTATAGCCTAATTTTATCCAATTTTTACCATCCCAAACATATTCCTCGCCAGTATCAGAAATTAACCAAACATCACCAGTTTCGCCAGAGGCAGGTAGGTCAGCAACTGTAGCCTTAGTGCCTTTTAAATCCATCAAAGCAGTAATATCACTAACATGTACTGCATTAGCGTCATAAATATCATATGTACTACCATTAGGAAGGGTGATTTTGCTAATATTAGCCATATTTTAATTCCTCCTTATTTTTCTTTCTTAATAATATAAAGCACTATGCTTTACTAATGACCTTAAATAAAAAATAAAAATTTGATAATCTAGCTATCATTATCAAATAATTCATTAATGGGGAGAGAGCTTTACCTCTCTCCCCACCAATTACTCTTTAATTTCGTTATTCTCTCCAGTTCCTTTAGTTTTCTTATCTTCTTCATCTTTGACTACTTTAACAATGTTTTCATCGAATCCAATTAGACAAATTCTGGAGATACACTTATTCTCAGCCATTAGCCTTAACTAATTTTAATTCAGTTGAGTTAAAATTAGGAAACAGTGATAGCAACCTCAACGTTGCCCTTAGTAGCGTTGTGCTTGAGAGTCTCCTTAGTACCAGTAAAGGAAGTAGCATCAACTTCTGCCTTAGCATAGTTACCAGAAACAGCAACATCGCCCTCAGTACCAGCGAAGGAAGCAACAATATCAGCTTCCTTACCAGTGAAGGTGGCGGACTGAACATTAGCCTTATCATAAGTTACGCCAGTAACTAGAGCCTTCTCAACAGTAGTACCCTCGAAGGAAGCAGCCTGAACACCAACAGTCTTCTGCTCGAAAGTAGCAACAGAGTTAGGAACGAAGGTATCAGCAGCCTTAGTACCGCCAGAGAAAGCACTAATTAGAGAAGCGTTAGCAGTACCAGCAGGGGCTAGAATTAAAGTTTCCTCATCCTCTTTTGTGGTCCCAACAGAAGCAACAATGCCCTCAACAGCAAAAGCGGACTCAGCATGAGTTAGAGAAGCAGGAGTAAACTTACCCTCGGTAAAGGAAGCCTGAGTGCCAACACCAGTAATAGCATTAAAGGTATTACCAGATAGAGCAACAGTAACCTTACCAGCAGGAGTATAATCACTCTGGCTTAAAGTAGCAGAAGTAGCATCAAAACCTAAACCAACAGCAATATCACCAGCAGCAACAGTAGTACCAGAAACGTTACCAGCAGGAGTGAACTTACCAGCAGAAGCAACAGCAGTGTCTGTATGTTTTAGAGCAACGCTAACTTCACCAGCAGGAGTGTAGTCGATATCGCCAACAGCAGTAACACACTCAACAGAACCAGAGATGTTGCTCTTGTAAGCTAGAGCGCCTAGACCTAGAGCGGCCTTTAAAGCATCAGCAGAAATATCGTTGCTTAGAGCGAGGCCAGCAACAGTGCGAGTGGTAGGAACATATCCGTTTAGACCAATATTAGTGTCACCAATTTTCTCGAAGCTATAAGCGTCACCAGTCTTAATAGTAATCCACTCTTCGTAAGCATCAGGATTAGCACCCTAAGCGTCAGCTAGTAGATAGATAGTGTACATGGTATCAGCAGAAGCCTCAGGTAGCTCCTGAACAACTTCATACTCGAAAGAGTTAATGTCAGCAATCTGCTCACCAACATACTGGACGATAGCAGCGCCAGTAGGTAGAACGGTGTTGTCATTAGTAACAGTCTCAGCATAATTTAGAGCAGCAGCAGTACCTAGACCCTCAACACCACCAGTTAACTCGGCAATCGCAGCACGGGCAGCGGCGTCCTTAATATCATAAATGGTGCCGCCGATATTAATTTTGGATAATAGAGCCATAATTAACAATCCTCCTTAATTTAAAAATAATATATGTCACTTAACAAAAATGATTAATTACCAATAAAAATTACCAGTTGCCAAAAATTACAGTTTCAGTTTCTTCATCAATCTGAATCTCTATTTTTTCGTTTAGCTCATCGGTAATTGCCTTTTGGGTCATAGTACCGTCAGTGTTCTGACCTATCTCCCCATATAACTTCATAATACCAGCAGTAGTAGAAGAAGCTGTACTAACCTAGCCACCCAGCTCTTCAAATGAAGCACCATTATATGTATAAATGTTATTTCCAGCAATATTAATATAAAGGCTAGTAGTAACAGGGGTTAGTTTATTAGAATATAAAGAGTCTGCATAAAACTCTCCATCTTTATAATATCCACGGACAACGACAGACTCAATTGTAGAATAAATTTGAGCATCGGTATATTCTAGCTTGGCAAAAACAGTTTTACCATCACCAACCTTAGCTCTCAAGCCTTTTCTAGCTGTATCAATTAAGCATACTTCACCATCAGCAGGAACAAAAGTATCCTTAATTAAATCATAATTATAATCATTATCTCTTCTTAGGCGAATAATGCCACTAAAAATTCCACTCATTATTCAGCCTCCTGTTCTAACACATCAATAGCAGAGCCACCATAAAGCTCTATGTTGCTATTCTGAACTAAATTTTCAATTAGACCAGATGCAAACAATAAACTTCCACGATAAATACGATGTGTGTCAATGATAAAATATAAAGCATTAGAATCTTTGACTGCTAAAGCATCGTATTCTGCTTGCGACCCTACCAGAAGTTTTACAATTGGTTTCATAATAGAGTCCTCCTTAAGTATTAAGTTTTATATCTTCATTGTTAATTAAAATTAACCAAAAATACTTTCCCAAACCATAGAGGCTTCTAGCTCTGCAAACTACTCCTTTAGAGTTATCACTTCATTAGTATTAGCCTTAATATCATCAACAGGAATAGCATCAATCTTATTCTGTAATTCCTCATACTAGGCGCTGGCCTCTGCCTTAGTCTAAAATAACTCATCGGCTTTTTCCTCGGTTAAATAGATGGATTCATCACCTAATTCAACAAAGTTGCCATTTTTATCGCAAATATATTCTTTAGTGCCGTAAATAATGATATCACCAGCAATAGGAGTTACTACCTCACCATCAATGGTAATTACACCATCTTTTGGGTCAGTAGAACTCACACCAAAGAAATGAATTCCGCCTTCAATATCAGATAAAGTATCTAACTTTCTCTTGTCCTCGGCAGACATTAAACCAGCAGTAGCAGTTGTAGCTTCCTTGCCAACAGCAAACAATAACTCGCCCTTATATAATTCCTAAGTCTCCACAATCCAATATAAAGCGAATTCATCTTTTGTGGTTAAAGCTTGAAATGTGCTTTTTAAGTCTACCGCAAAAAACTTTACTTTTGCCATGCACTTGCCACCTCCTTTTTTAAGTTTGAATATTAAATTGGGCATTAAATTAATTATTAATCTAATGCCCAATATTCTTATACTATATCAATCCTCTTGTTTCGCTCAATTATCTTGTTTATTAACCTGAGACATTATATAGTCATACTCTTCATTATTTAATTTTTTATTTGTTAATAATTCGTCTAAATATTCTTTCTTGATTTTGCCAAACTTATAAAGTCTAGTCAGACTTTTTACAAATTGGGAAAAACGCTCCATCATAATACTCCTCCTTCAATTAATAAAAGAGTGTACTCATCTATAATCTCTTCTGGAGTTTTCATATTTAACGCCCTTAATTGCTTATATTCGTATTCTTCAATCTCCTCCAAAGCTACAACCTCATAACGGTCTTTTGCCTCTTCTGGGAAACGATATAGCCAATCAATATGCCAAATATGTTGACCATCAGAAGAAATTATGCCCTAAGCATCAGACTAACTACAAGAAACCATCATATCATGCTTTTTTTGGTATTTTATATAAGAGAGATTTTGTAGCACATCTATAACTTTATCATTTTTCATAACTTTATAAAACATACTTCATCAACCTCCTTAGATAGACACCATAATTCTTGTATACATATATTCCTTATTCGCTTCACTAATTACTACAGTGTAAGGACTCTAATAAGAATAGATTGCTCCTTCATCAGTAACACTATATTGCCAAGAAGTGCCTTTAGGACAAGGAGTTCTTAACCAATAATCAACTGCTTTGCCATTCTCATGATAAAGAATTCTAGAGGTTGCGTCAGTAAATAAAGATAAACAATTATTAACAGGAGAAATTTCATCAATATATGGGCTTGCCATTAAGCTATTACCATTGCTATCTGTTGCTCCCATATCAGAAGCGGCAGGAACAATAACATAACCAGTTGTTTCTACTAAATCAGTAGATGTCCTACCACCTAAGGATTTAACAATACAATTCTTTAATAGCTGTCTCCATTGAATTGAGAATCCTCTGTAAACTTTATCATTTAGATATTTATTTAAATCATCCTCTAGCCAACTCTGAGAATAACTACCAGTAGTCATAGCTAGTGGGTTCCACAAAGGTTTATCAGCAACAAAAGTAATAGAACTACGTTTATTAGATACATCTGCTAAATAAAATCTTCTTTGGTCAGCAGCAACTAAATTAAACTCTTCATGAGGATAAGCAGCAAGCTCTTCACAAGTGGATTCACCTAAATCTGCATACCATAGTTTACTCCAATAGATTGTTCCAATAGCATTGTTTTCATAATATCCATCATCCGTTTTAGCACAACCAAATACAAGCGTGCTATTATGGCTAACCCCTAAAGTGTTTTCCATAACAGATTTTGTAATTACGCCGTTAAGATTATCATTCTCAGCGTTAGAGCAATATACATATAAATTACTATCGCCCTTAACGTGTCTAATAACTAACATTTCTCTTCTATCAGCTCTTGCTGTTACAACTTGCGTGGTATTCCAGTTCAATCTTACAGTAGAATTATATTGAGCCTTAAAGCCTCTTGCACCATTGTCAGAATAACATTGTGCAATAACTCCACTAGATGCAGAATCACTAGAAACAACATAATCTATAGCCAAAACGAAATCTCTATCTTCATCAAATAGAGAAACCCCAGTATCAATGTAATTGCTACCAGTAAAAATAGTTTTATTATCAATCAATACTCTAGATTCGATATCAGGATAATCAATATCATTACCTAAAGAAATAGCAATCTTATCACCAGCAACAACATAAGTAGAATGTAGCCCCATTTGAATCATACCATAAATCTCAACTGGAGTAAGCTCTGATAAATCCTTATCATCAAAGTAACCATCAGAATACTCGAAAGAGTCATAAAGAGCGGTAACAGTCTTATCTCCATCAATTAATCCACTACTATCCCATTCTCTAAATAAATAATATCTATAGCCAGATTCTTCTCCTGTATAAGTAGGAATATCACCAACATAAGGAATCATAGTTCCATAACTATCAGTGTTTTCTTGTAATACAGTATTCATAGAAACATACTTAATAGTATATTGTCTAATAGATTCAGTGTAAACAGCAGTAAATGTCTGATTTGCAAACACTCCAATAAATTCCCCATCCCATCCTGCATATGTAAAACTAGAGCTTACAGTGCTTTCTTTAGCGGGAGTAGAAATTGGATTATCGTCTCTGGTAACAGGGTCTACAGGTTTTTCACCCTTATCAATATATTGTACATCAAGTACACTGCCATTATCATTTACGAAAGTGACAGTGAATTGTTGCACTAAGGTGTTATAAGAAATCTTCAAATCGGGCCATGCCTTATTATACTCCGCAAGCTTTTTTTCTTTTACTGTGGGAATAAAGACTTGACCAGCTAACACAGATTGAGTTGTATTATAACCATTAGCATCTATACCAGTCATAGTTAATAATCTATCTAACAAAGTATCATCTTCTAATGTCCAATCAATACCAATTAGTCTAATTCTGCTCAAGTTATTTGCAGAATTAATCATTTCCAACAAATCAACAGTTGGGCAATTTTCAACCAATAATGTTGTTAACTTATCATAAGAAGCGACATCTAAAATTGTTAGATAAATTAAATTTCTTATGCTTAATGCGCCAATTGCAGGTAGTTCAGCCATCTCTAACTTACCGCCATCAGCAAAAGTAACACCAGTAATAGCAGAACCGTGGGCATACAACTTTTTCAAATTCTTTAGGGCAGACAAATCTAGAGACTGATTAAAACTAGATACATTAGCCAAGTTTAATTCTTCTAGCAAGTCATTAGCACCCAAAGTAACACTAGTTAGATTGGAGTTATCATAACCCTCGGTCTTATTACCAATAGTTAATTGGGTTAGCTTATCTGCGGTAGGTGTACTAACGGTAGCGGGATAACTAGAAGACAAGTCTCCTAGAGATTTTAACATAGATGCACTATAAATGTTAACAATATCAGCAGAAGTTCCTTCAAATGGAATCTCATACTCTTTATTAGGCTCTGCTCTTAATTGAATAGGTGCAGAACCATTACCATACTGAACATTTAAGTACATATAAGCATAAGGAATTAGCTTAAATCTATAATTGGGCTGAACAACTAAATCACCATCAGGAGTTTCACAACGTAAAACAGCACTATCAGCAAAAGCTAATGTGGTTTGATACTTAGAAGCCATATACTTCTCTTGGTCTCTCTCATACTGTCTTCTCTGATATTTCTTTTTGCCATGCGCCATATTCTCCAAATATTGAGGGTCGCCAGCACCATTAATGAAAGAAGAATTATATGTTCTAATATACTTTCTTTCAATATCAACTCTCCAAAGCTCTTCGGGGAATTCGCTCTGCCATTCATCAAACTGACTAATTAAACTTTCAGCGTGCCATGCGTTCTTAGATTCAAGAGTCTTATATAACTCCTTCATCTCTTCGCCAAAATTATCTCTTAGCCTACAGAAGAATGTACTATCAGATTCTCTAAAGACCTCTGTGTTAGTTCCGTCTTGTTTATCGGTATCTTCATAACCATAACGATAAACCATATCACCAAAGTTATTGATACCTAAAGATGTATCGTTATCATAGTCAAAAGCTAAATCCCATTTACGAATAGGATTACCTTCACTATCAACCTCGCCTGTCTTACCATAATGCCAGAATGTATTCTTTGCTCTGTTATCAACCATAGTATATCTAGTTGTAAACAAATAGTAATACATGATGGAATCTAAAACAAAATAATCGCCCAAATGAGCCTTAAACTCTTCATCAGTGGATTCAGTTACAAATCTGTACATCTCAATCCATCTTTGTTTGCAGTACTCAGCCACTTCTGCGTTTTCTTCATCAGTTCCATCTTCCCAAATGTAACGCCACTCATATGTAGCTTCTTTAGTTACTCCGTTAACAACGAAATCTTTACCATCAAAGCCTTCTGCTTCTAAAATAGCAATAGCATCATCACCAACAGGGAAGTCACTTAAGGGCTTTTCAACGTCTAGGATTTCATTAATACATTCGTATCTATCATCAGGGTCTGTTAGTCTTGTATCATCAGTTTTCTTGGAGTCACCAATATTACCAATAGCATAGAAATGCCAATTAGTATCATTGAATTCTCTGTGAGTAGTATAATTACCAGATGCATCTTGAGTTGTATCACTTTCCTTAATAAATACTACACAATTCTGGAACTCCATGGTATCTTTAATTTTGGGAATCTCGGTTGCATCCTCTCTTACGAAAGGTCTATTATAAGGATTATATTCATTATATCTCTTCTGTAATATAGCATTATTTGCATTTTCAGAAGAAGCAATATTAACCTTAACATTAAAATAGTTAACAGGAATAGAATTTCTAGTTAAACTTACTTTGCTTGCCTGAGTTTTGCCATCGCCTAATACAATGTAAGGTATATTACCATAATCCTTATAAGTTTTCATAATCAAGTCTAAATTACGTCCAGATGGGCCATAGTTATTAGAGCTTGTACCTTGACCTGCATGTACACAATCATAAGCAGTCCAGTTATCTAATAAAGCGTCGCCGTTTTTGTAAATACACTTAATTGTTGTCCCTCCAACTTTTTCATCTTTATTATTTGTGAAGTAAGGAGCTTCCAACATAATAATTCTTAGTTGAGGACACTTCTCCGCTAAAACTTCAGGAGTCAATTGATTATTCTCATCATAAATCTAGTTTCTATTATAACGAGCAATAATCTCTTCTGCATTTCTAGCATCAGCAATAAAATTATTTAAGATACCTCTAGAATCTAAAGAGGTATTATAAACCTTAAATCTATAAACATATAAGTCACAATAATCAGAACCTAAAGAAATAGTCTTAGGTGTGTTCTGAGTAAAGTTGTGAGAACTTGTATAAACCATAGGACAAGTAGAAACACCATCTTCATATCCCATAACCATAGGAATAGAATCAGTATCCTTACTAATATTGAACTCGAATTCAATCACGTCTTTCTCAGAGTAAGGCAGATGTAACTTGCCAGCTTGACCATAAACATAAGCTTCATGAACATTCATTTCAATACCAATATGATTGTCCCCTGTAGTATTATCAATACAGTTTAAGAAGTTTGCATCAGCACTTTGAACATTAGCACTCTTAAAGATTAGCTTGAATTCTTTACCATTCTTTTTGGCATCATCTTCAAATAGCTTATAATCAATTTCAGCGTTTGTTCCCGCCTTAATGCAGAAATACTAATCTCCATTTTCATCAATTTGATAACCACCATTCACCCAGTCGAAGTTATCAGAAACAGTCATTGAAACAATACTGTTGCCATTATCATAACTCCATAGTCTATCAGCATCATTATTGGACTTGCCAGTAGGATTAAAATCAAATACTAATCCACCAGTTACAGGTTCAATATCAATATCTAATTTCTCAATGGTAGCTTTTAATGTCTTTACAGTTTCTCCACAAGTAATGGTTAGTTCATGCTCGCCAACTTCATCAGTCTTATATTGCCACACATCACTACTTCCTGTTAATGTAGTTGTGGATACAACAACACCATCAACTGCTCTTGTCACAGTTGGAGTTTCAGTGCTTGGGTCATAAACTACATAACTAATATTGGTAGCATCATATTGCATAGCAGTAAATTCTTGATAAGTAGCACCAATTACAGGGACCGCACTATTCTCATCATACCAAATAATATCCTTATAGATATGATTAGATTCTACTGTGTTATTATTTACCGTAGCAGTAATATATACTTCTAGTAAATGTGCTCCATGCTCTTGAGTGGGTAGAGTATAAGCAGTAGGAATACCAGAGGCGCTAGTAGTTACAGTGCCAATCTCTTTACCATCTAATACAAAATGAATATCCTTAGAAATAGCGCCATAAGGAGTATAATCAAAACTTACTGTTCTAATAGGATAAGTTAATGTATCATTAAAAGCAGATTCAATTCTTACATCAATCTTTTGAACGGTCCAAGTTTTTGTAACCAAGCTTCCTGCTGCATCAGTAATTGTTAAAGTAACTTTCTAAGTACCTAAAGCTAGATAATCAGTAATATCAAATGTATTTTCACCATAGACAGCAGTTCCTGTAGCTACTAACTGATTATTAACCTTCCAACTAGTATCACCTTCCATAACAATGTCATCAGATGAGTCAGTACCAGTAAATCTATATGCCAATATAACCTTATCATTCAAGGTCGCAACAACAGGGGTCTTAGTAATATATTCAATTTTTAGACTACTAGAAGTAGAGGCTCCGCCTCCACCAACAATAGTAAATTTTTGCTTCGGAGTTCTTACTTCATTCTCTAAACCTTCATTTTCAATTTCATATAAAACAAAAACATTATCACCAATGTCAGGGTTTTCTGCATCGTTATAAGCAACGTCATAAGTATATTTCTAATCCACGTCTATACTTTCCATCTGTGCCTATAAATCAGCAACAACCTGACTTAAATTAGAGATATTTGTAGCATTAGCATTTACTCCGCTCTAAATTACACTGTCTTTATTATCCACAACAGTCTTGTCATAAACATTTTCAGTTTTAGCATAATTCTTCAACTGCTCACTTACGTCTACCTAACTAATAGCCTGTTGCAATTCTTCGTGAGTGGTATAATCCTCTAGCTTGTCTGTGATATCAGCAGCCGCAATTTGCTCTGTAACCCAAGTCTCAGTAGCCAAACCTTCTAAATCGGTTGTTTTAGCATAATCTTTCAACTACTCACTTACATCAACTTTTGCTACCTCATCCTTAACAAAATCCTCAGTAGCTAACCCCTCTAAACTTTGGTGTTCTGTTAAATATCCAACATCATTAGTAAATTCACTAATATTTGTAGGAATAATAGGCAATTCATTCTTCTTAGCATACTCTTCTAAACTCTGATGCTCAGTTAAATATCCAACATCATTTTCAAAAGAACTAACATTTGTTGGAACAATAGGCAGTTCAGTTTTCTTAGCATATTCTTCTAAACTCTAATGCTCAGTTAAGTATCCAGCATCATTAATAAATTCACTAACATTCGTAGGAACAACAGGTAGCTCAGATTTTTTAGCATAATCCTCTAAACTTTGATGTTCTGTTAAATAACCAATATCATTAACAAATTCAGAAATATTACTAGGAACAACAGGAATGCTATTTTTAACATTATCAATTTCCTAACTTAATTCAGTCTTGGCGTTTTCCAAATCTTCAACGACATCATCAATTCTACTATTAATATTATCAATAGCACCACTAACAACTTCGTTAGCCTTATTTTCAGCAATAATCTCCGCCTCATTTTTTGCAGCTATAGCTTCATCTCTAGCTGTCTTAGCTTCATCTCTAGCTGTCTCCGCAGCAATTACCTTTTCATCAATACCTGCGTCAGTAATTTGGTCAGCTACTCGTTCTGCAATCTTTTGAACTAAATTAGCCATCCAAGTATCATCAACTTCAATATCTCCATCAAAAGTTAAAGACTGAATAACACTTACTCCACTTCCTACTCTTGACTTCCATACATAATCATTCTTTAATGCGCCTGTATCATCAGTGATTACACCTCTAGCTTGTACTTCAAACTACAAATTGCCTACAACCTAAGTAACAGGAGCATCAATTAACCATGCAAATCTAATAGCATCAGTGCCATATTGCATGTTTACAATTTTAGCGTCACCCTTGTCTCCATTCTTATTCACATAAATCATGGAAATAGTCATTTGAGCTAAATCAATGCCATCATAATATCTCTTCATCTCAAAAGGAATGAATTGAGCATGAGACTCTTGAGAAATATTTATCTATCCCTTATCAATGTTAATGGCTTTGTTTTCATCTATATAACTATAATTATCATCAGCATACTGATTGTTTAAGTTTTCTTCAGCATTATCGCCATACCAAGGATAATTAACTTTATCCTTTTCCCAGTTGTCATAAGCAGCTATTGCATTGTTTAATTCTGCCATATCCATTACTGCTGGAGTTGCACTTAAATCCATTATATTAGCAGGTGAAACATAACTACCAAAATTAGCTCCCGCACTCACACCAACACTTGCACTTGCAATATTCACACCGTTTTCATTAGCTGTATTCATCATCTCACGAATCATATTTAATAACTGCTTGTCATCAGCAGACATTAAACCATCACTATCTACATCAGCTAATTTACCAACTGCATATCTAATATTACCTTTATACAACTCTTGTGTATCAGTTAGCCAATATAATATATTATCATCTTTTGTTTTCAAGGTACTAAACTCGGCCTTGGTTCCAATTTCAAATAATTTAGCCATTTATTATTTCACTCCTTTCTTTAATATTATAAAAACATTGTTTATAGTTTTTGCCAACTATAATCTTCTGGCTCCTTTAATTCTTCCCATTCATAATCTTCATCTTTTACACTATCACCAATATTACCGAACTCAACCATCCCATCAGGAAGAGTTGGACCAGTATTACCACCAGACTCACCAATCTTATCCCAAATTGTTTGTTCTGCTAGTTCGTCTCTAATTGGCTCAATGATAGTTTCAATGTTCTTTGTAGCAACTTCTACAATATCTTCACTTGTCCAGTTGCTTAACTGCCCTCTTAATGTCACACAATTTGAATAAGGGCGATACTGGTCACATACTTTTCTTAAACCCATAATTCTCCCTCCATTCAATCATTTTAATATAAAATCACCCTCACAATATGTCTCTTTAATGCGCTCTTCGCCCATCTCAATTACACACTTGTAAGAATATTTCCCTTTGCTTAAAAAAGCAGTATCTGAACTATCTAATTTGGCTTTTCTATCCACAAATACCTTTTCAATTACAGGCTTAGACTCAAAACCTTCATTAGATACAAAACTATTATTTCTATTATTATCATAAACGGAGAAAGTCAAAATATCTCCTTCTTGTACTTCATAAACTAAGCCCAAAGGAGTGAGAACTACTGTATCAATAAAAATAGTGTCCCCCCTTGTTAGGGTCATGTTGTTGCCATTAAATTCTAACATGGCTTTTGCCTTCCTCCTTTCATGATTTATTACAGTTATAAAATTACATTGTGATATTACATCACATTTCTTCCCTTGAAGAATGGATTGGGTCCAGAACCAAATGGATTATTCTTCTTCTACATCGGTCTAGAAGAAAATACCTTCTTAAAATCCTCTTTAGGAGTTTCTTTTACCAAAGCCTCATTAGCACGAATTTCCATTAATCTGTCTAAAATCATGGCTACACAGTCAGCACGGTCATCATGGAAATTACGACTCTTTGCGTCAGGAGACAAATCAAACTGAATTGTTCCATTTGGTTTTTTAATTTTTTGCATAGCAATTAACTCTTCTTTAGCTAAATCCATCTGAACTAGAGATGCTAATTCATCACCATCAGCCTTTTCATATCTAATTCTAACAGAACCATCAGCCGACATATCTTCAAACTCAATCTCATTTCTTGCGTTCAAAGAAGTTGGGAAAATTGCTAAACCTTGGTTAATCGCATTTTGCGCTCTTTCGTAAGCTTGAACTTTATCTCTTTTAAAGTTAAACATGCGAAGATTATCTCTATTAGCAGGATAATCGTCCTCTCTTAATGACATATATGGGTCAGTCTTATCAATAAAACCCAAGTGCATTTTACGGTCTTTACCAATCCATTCATTCATTAAGAATTGTGCGATATCTGTACCACCACCACCTGCACCAGCATCAATAATAAGCATATCAATATTATCATAATCTAATGCACCACGGTTGTAGTCTAGAATGATATCTTTTAATCTTTCAATTTGCTCTGGTTTTTGAATTAAAACCTTTTCACCATTCTTTAATACTTCAATTAAATTTAGGCAATGAACAAACTTACACATATAACCTCTTTCTTCATCTTCAAATAATTCAGCAATCATAACAATAGAATTATCCAATTTTGTAGAAGGGTCGTATGCAACTATATATCTCTTAGTTCCATCATTTCTGAATACTGGATTCATGGGAATGGAATGTTTATTTAACACTGAACGCTTTACAAACACATCCTCACCACCATCATTGTCGAACTTGTTAAAATATTCACGAGTTGCACGATATGGATTAGTTTTAAAAGCGTCATCAATTGTATCTTGAGTTAATAGAGGAGGTGCTGGTTTTCCGTTTAAGAATGGATGTAAAGAATGACTACAATCCAAATCACAAACAAAATACTCAGGGTCTCCCATTAACATTCTATTGAAAGCAATCTTATATCTATCAAAAAGTTCACTATCAATACCTTCCGCAGAACTACACAATAAATTCTTGTTCTGTAATTGTCTTGGATACAAATCAGAATTCAATGTACCACCCATACGGAAGTCTGCGTTTTGAACAGTAAATGGCAAAGTAAGAGCGTAGAAGTCACGCTCGATTTTACCTGCCTCATCGTAAACATTAAAATTAGCGGTTATGTTATCGTAAGAGCTTTTTATCTCCTACTTCTTTTAGTTTCCTAAAAGCCCAGCATAAATTTTCACAATGGCCTAACGTGGCAGACACTCTTGGTGGGATTATATTTATTCACCCACTATGCGTTACACTACTTATTAGCCTTTCGCAATCCAATAAGTTAGCTCGGTGTTATCGTATCATTACTTGACTTAGACTTCACCGATTTTGCCCACTCATAATTTTAAGATTTTATATTTGTTTTTCTTTTTTAATCCAATGTAATCCGCCAGCAGTATTTTGTTTACCATTAGCGGCATTTTGTATAGAGGATTTATTAATATTGGTTATTCTTCCAGCTTCCGCAGAAGAAGAAAATTCTTGACCTGTTTCTATACAAATGTAAATATATGGAGCATGGCTTTCTCCTATATTGGCTTTCCACTCTTCACTCATTTTTCTGCCTAGCATTTTTTGTCTCATATGCTCTTTTTGTTCTTCTGTTTTATGAGTACCTAGACAGTGATGTTGATGAGTTTTATAATATTTTTTATTAGCCTCACTAATTTTGGTTTTGGTTTCTTCTGACTTATGTTTTCCTCTAGAACCATTACCACGAGCATATCTTTCCTCTGGTGTTAACTCTCTCCCATACATTGGATTATTAACTCCACTAATATCTCGTGTTTTAGCAAGCTCTTTTTATTTCCTACTCATTTCTTCTTTAGATTCCTGCGTATGAGTTTTACCATAAAAAGGATTTTTCTCTCCATCATATCTACCAAGCATAGTTTCTCTCAATTTTTTCTTAGTCTCATCACTTAAGTGCCCATGTGAACCACCCTCTTTTATATTGTATCCCTTTTGAGGATTACGAGTTTGGTGCTCTAAAATTAATGATGATTCTAATTCATCAGCCTCAAATTTAGTTAAACCGCTTTTAATAACTTCATGAGAAAAATTATCCCAACCATATTTGATAATAGCACTTGCAAAAGCAGGCTATATATACTTACCATCTTTAGTTTTATGCAAATATCCGCTCCCATTTTTACCAAAACGAGTTTCCACATCACAAGTCATTCCAATATACTTTTTATTATTAATTAAATTGGTATGTATATAGACACTCCATTCTTTATTTTTCATATTAACACCTCAAAAAAACAAATATAGGCCGTCATCTTAAAACGACAATTCAATTATCTTATACCAACGATATTTTTAGCAACACTGTTCAATGTATTTACTGTTGAGCCATTATATAACTCAACGTGATAACTATTTTTATCGTGTACGAATGGGTCTGCTTTAGAATTAATTCTAACAGTTTCATCTAAGAATACGCTACTAACACCAATAACAGAAGCGATATTATTTTTCGCTAAGTTTTCCATCTTAGAAAATGTCTCTTGAGCCTGAGAACCAGTGGGACCCATTATATAAGTATTATGACTAGGAATTAACAAACTTCTAGACATAATAAGAGGAGCAGACATAAAGCTCTTACCTGTTGAACGTGAGCATACCCACACTACGTTAGCAGGCAACCAACTTGAAAGTAAGACATATTTTTGGTGGTCAGTGAACTACATTCCTATAAAATCCTCTAAGAATCTTGTAGGATTAGCTCTTCCCCACTAAATTATTTTGCAATATTTATCCCAAGTTTCCAGCTATCTAGGTAACACTTCATATGAAAAGTCATTAAAGATTACGTTAACCATTAATAATCCTCCTCATCATCCAACCCAAGCTTTGCTTTCATCTCTCTCTCTTTTTCAAGTAAGTTGAGTTCAGCCTCTCTATACTTAGCCTTTCTCAACTCTTCTTGTAATCTACTATTTTCTTTTCTCAGCTTAGTTAATTCTTCAAATTGGTCTTGAGTAATTTTCCAAACTTCACTTTCACCCAAACTCAATTGACCGAAAATAGCCTTAAAGCTAGCCTCAGCAGCTTGTTGAATAGTAGCAGAGGTTTCAATATCATATCTATTCAAGATAGCTTTTTCATATTTCTGCTCATTCATTTTATTCATAATTCCAGTAAGAGTATTCTCACCTTTTGCTTTAGCAGTAGCATATCTCTCACTAAAACCATTATCTCTACTAAAATTAGTAATAGCAGTTAGTTCCTTAGCTTTCAAATCTGATAGAGCTTTTAGTTCTGTAACAGGAGCATCTTCCTGAGTCAATCTATGCTCTCTCTCATTCATCTATCTCAATTTAAAGAATGATAAAACAATCTGAATACCAGCTTGGAACTTAACAAGGTCATTTTGCATACCTTCATCAAGAATATTAAGCAAATCTCGATAAAGAATTTTCTTGTTTTCATCACTTTCATATCCAAATGGGTCATAACCAACCATTTTCAAGACAGTAGATTTATTTCTAGCATCTTCTTTACTCCAATCAAAAGGAGCCTCATCTGGATTAGAAATAACTCGATTAGCACTATTATATTGTTCATCGGTTAAAAATGGAGACTCCATAAAAGTCTTACCAGTAGCTTGACTATTAATAGTCTATATATAACTACCAAGCAAAGTTCCTTTTCTTCCGATATTATCAAACTTTTGTTTAGCTGTATAAAATAAATCAACATCCCAATATAAATTTAAATAAGAACATACATATTGAGTAGCCAATTCAACATTTTTATCAGCTAAAACAGAATAACAATAAGCAAACAGCTTGTTAGCACACTCTTTGCAAATCCACATATGAAAGCTACCACTGATATCAACTCTATTAGCACAAGTTAAATTATACACCGTATAATAATCACTTACTATCTTAGGCGTTCCACAACATGTGCAGATATGCTTGTCATATAGCGGGACAAAGCGATTAAAATAAGTAGATACAGCTTGAAGTATTTTAGCCTTCCCTTTAGCTTGCTCTGATACAACAGGTTCTTTCTTTTTAGTGGGTTTTGATTTAGATTCCTTTTCTTCTTTTTCATTAGAATCTTCATCATCAACATCATCAATATTTTCAGCAGGAAGGTCAGAGTCTTCTGGAAGGACTCCATCTTCCTTCAAATCACTTTCTTTGATTCTATCTAAATCTTTATCAATTTCTTCTAAAGCTTCTCTATATAATTCTTCACTTTCAGAAAATTTTTTAAAATCCATTTTTAATTTCTTATTATCTTTATCTTTATAAAAAGACATAGGTGCAAAGAAATCATATAAATCTTTAGAGTCATAGATTTTTGGGGTGTTTTCTCCACCAATTTCAGCTTCAAGTTCATTTTGGAGTTTTTGTTGTTCAACCTACTTCCAATTCTCCCCATAAAGCTCTTTCTTCTGCTATATTTCCATTTTCTTGCGAACAGCATCTTGTTTTTGCTTTTCTCGCTCGACTCTACGCTTTAGCTGAGTTTCTGTTAATTTAGCCATCAGATTCTCACCTACCTTTTAAACCTTTTAATCAATATTACATTTTATTTTATCTTATTATTTTAAGCTACATTGTAAAAGCAGTAGAGGGAACTTCTTTTGCATACAAAACAATTTGATTTGTACCTGTGGTGATTCTCTCAATAAGCCCCCATGCTCTTAAATAACTCTCATTATCTTGTTTATTAGAAGCAAGAACCACATCAACAATAGGATTATCAGTCTCTAAAACGCCAGTAATTACTACTGTGTTACTATAATATCCTCCACTATTTACATCCTCTGACCAACCAGATAATTCAATTTTTTTATTATATGTTATTGTAGAAGCAGCCCCTAAAGAGGCTCTTGCGGCAGCAACATTTGTTGCACCAGTACCACCTTTCTCTACTGGTATTGTATTTATTATATCGCTTACAGTATGATTATGAACTCTTGGTGCTTTTTCGTTAATTAATTCGCCTTTTTCAACAATTAATTCATCTACCGTAATAGAACTCCAATGAGTAGGAGTCCATATCTCAGCAACAGCTATAGTAGCTGTACATTTATATAATCCACCTTCATGCGTAACAACATCTCCAATTGCATAAGTAGAAGATGTATTATATATATCTGCAATAACACTCAAAAGATTACCTGTGGCTCCAACTGCAATCCAAGTATAAGTAGAACCAACAGAAGTGCATACATATTCAGCAATTAATCCATTTTCAATTGTGGCATTTTTATTAATATAACGTTGCCCAATACTACCTTGTGTAGTAGGTGTAGGCGCAGATGTTCCAACTAACACTGGATAATCATAATCTGTTCCAGCTACAGCTTCACTCAAATAACCTTCATAGCTTTTTACTAGACCATAAATTCCAGAAAGGCTGTTATTTAGCTCATAATCTTGTAATGTATAAGTAACACCATTAGTTGTGACTTTGTTTAGTTTTTCCATAAAAATAACCCCTTTCTTATTCTTTATTATCCAGCAGATAATGTTATATCAATCTTAAATTTCTAAATTATTTCACCATCAGTAATAGAGATATTATTAACAGTTAATCTTCCTCCATTAATTTCGCTCCAATTTGCAACTCTACCGCAAGTCCAATAAATAGTTTTACTGTAAGCGTCATACTCTGGTTGAATCCCATCAAATGTAATACCAGAAGGAACCACACCATTAAAATTCTATGTCTTTACTTCCTCGGAAATTATATAGCTACCATCTTCTACCGTTAACATTAAACCAATCACATCAAGTGCAGTAGGAGTAATATTACTATTATAATTTGCACTACCAGTAATAGTCCATGAATTATTAGAAATATCCCAATTATTATCTTTGGTAAGATTCATATTGCTAAAAGTTGTAGAAGGAGACACTAATTTCGCATGTAAAACCAAAGGACCAGAACCATCTATAATTTCATACCAAAAATCGGGTAAATAACCAGTTGAATCTTTTACTGGAGTATTACGTCTTAACTAAACAGTAGACAAATCTTCTACTCCATTTTCAATAAAATCAGCAAAATATTTTTTAATTTCTGGTTTAGCAACTGTTTCTATATATGTTTCAACTTCGTCCTGTGCTCTACTAATATCGGATTTTAACAATTCATACTATTCACTAGCTTCTACAACAGTTTCATACTCTTCATTAATCCGTTCAAAAGCAGTATTAACTCCAGCAATGGCTTGATTTACTTTTAGTCTAAAGTCATACGCACTTTCACCATCTACCACAACAGGTATTTTGTTTACAAGGTCAGCCATTTTCTTACCTCCTTCTCAATACAAGTAAAAAAGCTCGATAAACATCAAGCTTAGAATATTCAAATTAATTATTTTCTTTTAATTCTTCACCAATCTACTCCATTTGACGCTTTTTTTCTTCTTCTCGCTAATCTGGAAATGGTGTAAATGTATTTTTATTGAATCCCCAAGGGTCATCTTCACCATTGTATTTCAATGTGAATCTACTTGGTGCATAATTCTTTTTAGTATGTTTTAAAGGTTTCAAACCTTGTTTCTCAATTTCTTTTCTAAATTGCTTTTCTAGCTCATAAAGCTCTGGATGAATTCCCAGTATATCTTTATATTCAGCTAAATCCTAAGCTGTTAACACAATCTCAAGTTTTTCAGGAAGAGTTTTAGCCTCCTATAAACGACTATCTAAATAATGGTCAATAGTATCTCTCTATTTACCCGTATAATTTAAATCCCCTAATTCTTCACTATATACTACACCCTGAGGAATATAGCCAATTTTCTTCCAATAATCAATCATAGCTAATTTCTTTTTGGCGTTATGTTTTTTATCTCGTTCTTTATTAAATCTTTGTTCAACAGTTAAAGAATTAAGCTCAACTTCATCAGCCTTTTTGCAAATTTCTTGAATCTTTTCTTCAGATAATCCCTCATATTCAGGAATTTCTGGTAGACCAGCTTCTTTTCTAAAAGTTCTAGCCATTGTTGTATATCTTTTTTCGGTTTGCTCAAAATACTCCGCAGGTGGCCTAACATCACAAACTTTTGCAACCTTAGTCCATTTAACATTTGGATATCCCTACTTCCAATTTGACCAACCAAAATTTTTTTTAACAGCATCTATTTCTCGATACATACCGCCAATTCTTCTAGGCACTCTTTCAACTCCAGAAATAGTACCCCATATATATCTAATAGAATCACAGGTAGCCATAATTTCATAAACAAGATTTTCTTCTTCAGCAATCACGGCAGCAACTGTATCTTTAGGAATACCGCTTCTCTCTGCAATTTCTTTACAAAACTATGCTCTAGTCATTCTCTTCAGTCCTTTTCATTATAAAATATATTATACCGATTAACCGCCAAGTTAATCACAACTGCAACATAATAATATAGGCAAAAAATAAGGAGGATTAGTATAAAATCCAACACTAATCCTCCCTATAAATCTTTAAATATTAAATATTAAATATTAAATATTAAATATTATTTAAGGGGTCAACAGTAAATACTATTAACCCTTTATCTCACGCTACTATACCCAAGATTTAAATCTTGCATAGTATAACATAATAAAATTTACTTTTTATTTACTAACTCTCGTTGTAAATTAACTGTTTTATTACCTTCTCTGGTAATCTTATCTTATTCCTTTGCTGCCTTACTAAACTTGACCTTAGGCTGTCCCTTTTGAGCAGGCTTTGCGGCAATCGTAATGGTCTCACCAGTAGCTGGATTGCGTCCCTGACGCTCCTTGGTTGCAGGCTTAGTGTAACCAGAGAAAGTACCAATACCTAGACGGATAGAGTCTTCCTTAGCAAAAATCTCCTCCATCATAACTTCCTCAAAAGCTTCCATAACAGTATTTACGTCCTTCTGAGTCATATCTGCCTTATCAGCAACTAACTTAATAAAATCAATCTTCTTCATAATTTTTTCTCCTTTTAAATCCTTTTAATTTATTAGTTATAAAAACTAATATCTTTAATTACTTCTTGTTAGACTTCCAAATACCAAGTGCCAACATTAGATTCGTAACCTTCTTAATTCGCCACTGACCCTCTTCATCTTCAAACGCTAAAGCATTAGGAACATATGTTCCCCACTTCTGCATGTTGCCATCATGTAACATCTTATTTTCTTGTAGCATTTTAAGTTGGTCATTTCTAATCTTCTGTAAATTCAGATTCTCATAACGACCCAAGAACAACATAACCTCTGGAGATTCAACAACATAATAACTCTTATCACGGCTCATATGTTCCTTATTCACAACAACGAAGTTCTGGTCTTGAGCATTAATTCCAACTCTCTTATACTGTAGTAGTCCTACCTTGTCTAATGCTGCTCGCTGGTCTTTAGTAATTAAAATCATTTTATAAATCAATCCTTAAATAATAATAAATTTGGTTTACGATACCAGTAAACGTAGAGCAAAAGCAAAAATTACATAAAACAAATCTTCATATTCTCTTGGCTTTTATCGAATTTTTACTTTCTCTCTCAACTAATGGGTATTTTATTTTTTAAAAAAACCCTCCGAAAGCCTTGAGCCACAAGAGTTAGCGGATTTTTCTGAAACTTATAAATATTTCGCCTTCCTTGAAAAACATTTGAAAAATACAAGGTTTTCTAAGATTAAATAGAACTTTCTTTACTCTTCTTTCTTTCTTTATATTCTCTCTTTTTCATATTGTTTCTGTCTGCTTGACAGATTGAACATCTAACAGTCTTAAAATCATTCTCATTAAAAATTGTTATCTATCTTCCACAGTCAATACAAAATCTCTCCACTTGCTTTGCTCCCCCTCTATGAGCACCAGTTTTACAACCGAAAAGAGATAAAGAGCATTCTTTACAATATTTACGTTTCCCTTCATTCTTAGCTTTGGAATAGTGAGCAATTTCCTTCCCACAGTGCTAACAAATAAAACTTCCCATCTTTTGTTTCTCAAGCCAATAACCACACTTGTAAAGGTCTTCTCCAGAAATTATAACTCGATTCTTATCTGTTATTTCCGTGTTAAAGATTTCATTCTCAATAAACTTAACATCAATACCCAATGCGTAATTTATATTGATATAGCCTAAATCATAAAGAAAATCTCTTTCTCTCTGCATACTAAAAGAAGGTTTTAGGTCAGCATCTTCTTGAAAACGCTTATTATACTTCTTTAGATAATGCATATTTGGTTTATCAAGATAGTTTTCTTGAACTTTAGTCCAAATATATAAAGTAAATAGATACTTCGTTCTATTCCAACTGAGAGGCTTGTTTTTCTTAATAGAAATCTTAGGACGTTTAACCTTGAAAGCTTCTACTTCCTCATTGGTAAGAATAACACTTTCTTCTAGTCCCAAAAACCAATCTAAAACCTCTTGTGCAATCTCAACTTGTTTAATTTCTCTTAGAGGGACCTATTTCTTCCACGCAGTTTCAACAATTTTATTGAGACGCTTATAATTAACTCGATGGTCATAATAAAAAGCTCGACTTCTCTCGCATTTTTCACGAATGCGATTTTTTACCTCAGACTTTTTAACGCCTTCCATCTTATAATATCTAGCTAAGAGAATGGCATCTCTCTCCCATTTTTCAGAAATGCCATTTTCTAAAACTTCTTTTATATAACCAACTTCATCATAAATATCAATCAATTACTTCTTCCTCCATAGGCATAGTATCTAAGGCAGAACCAGAACTGTTTGATTCGAACCCAATATGTTTAATTTGATATCTTTCATACAAAAACTCTAAATCACCGTTAATATCCTTAATAGGGAAATCAATATAATACATATTAGTCGCATTGTTGGTTTTTTCATTCTTCACATTTTCATAAATCTATCTACCAACTAAAGCCCATAAAGTAGACTTACTAAAAGAAGGTTTATCGACATAGAATAGATATACTAAATGATTTGCTAAAGACTCTTCGTTAGAACAAATCTCTTCTAAACGCATTTTTAGAGAAGAAATCTCTGTCTCTCTTTCAAATTTAGCTTGATTACCACTAGAACTTAAACTTTTCTCTACTTTACTTAGACGTTTTGCACGAGACTTTTGTTCCCAATCTTTGAAAGAATTTTCAACTTCTTCCTTAATATATGCATATAACTTCTTATTTAAATTGAAATTTGAAGTCTATAAAGATTTATAATCAAAATCATGATTGCTTCTTACCTTTTGTTTTATATGAAAATCAATACTTTCTATATACTTGCAAATCTTATTCATGACGCAATCAGAATCAATTACAGGTAAGAACTTATCATAATACATTAAAAAGTTTTGCTCTGCTACAGACATAGACTCAGGTGAAACTCTTTTCTTCTCCATTAACTCTTCTAAACTCATAGAGAAATGAATTTGAGCATTCTCCTCATTTTTCTTTTTATATTCATTAAACTCCTTAGCCAATTGTTTATATTTATATCTAAAGAAATAAGGCTTTTTATCTGCAATAATTCTATTATAAAACATCTTTCTCTCAATTTGTTCAGGAGTATCGCTTTCATGGTCAATATGCTAAAATTGCTTACAAATAGTCCCAAGAGTTTTTACATTCTCACCAATTTTGGTTTTATCAATCTGCCTAGATTGAGCAGCGCACCCTGCTCTTAATCTATCTTCTAAAATCTTACGCTCTTTACTATCCTCTTTAAAAGTTGGGATTAAAGCACAAATAGTAGAACAAGTATTTGTAATTTGTCCAATCTAAGTACCAAAACTAAAAGTATCAGTTAAGAACAAATCTTCCTCTGTAAATAATTTCTTCTTAGGTTTCTTAGCAGCATATGTAACTACACGCTAATTTTTATAAGGACCTTCAATAAACTGTTCATTATTAGTAGTAGCAAGAATGTCATAGTCATAATCAGAACCTGCAAAATGCATTGTATGCTCATCATGTACATTAACAATAATTCCGCTATAACTATACTTAAACCACTTTTCAGTCTACTCATTTTTAAGCAGGTCTACTACATAATGCTCACTAAAATGAGTTAAAGGGCTTCTCATACAGTCCACTTTATCAACATTAATATTATTCCAATATTGAGAATAGAACTATCCTTTATCAAGCAACCCCTTTACAGGCTATCCTGTAATCCATTCCATATAAGCATAATTATCAGGAACAATACACTGGAAATTCCCCCGAATATTAATTTTACCTAAGCAAGCTAACTCAATCTTTCTAATAATTAAATCTCTAATTTTCTCTTTAGTATATTTATCATTAAAAAGATTATCTTCTAAAATTAAAGTCTTAAGCCAATAATTATCGCTACTTTTCATATACTTCTAAATATCAGGAACATCCATATTCTCTCCCAACATAAATAATAAAGCATACTTTTTATTGTCGTAGCTTACGCCTTGAATATAATTAATAGTATCTTGACATACTTTCTCAATCATTTCATCAGTTAAATTAAGTGTTTGTAAAAACTGATAATTGGTTACTAATACATCTTTATCCTTCTTGGGAGCATACTTAGTGATACCCCAAATAATACCATTATTTTCGCAGTTTTCTTCAAAAGATTCTTGAGAATCCCATGAGTCCCAAAGCTTAACTTGTCCTTCAGAAAGAATAACATCAATCTCTCTCAAGTCTCTTTGTTTACCATAAACATCAGTAATGATGTAATTACCATTATTGTTTTCTTTACACCATTCTATAAAATCAAATTCATTGACCATACCCTTTGTAAAAGCACTTCTTAAACAAAACTAACATGGGGTATAATCTTCACCCAAATCTTCTCCCCATGCTCGTGCCATTTGAGGAGAAATAATTCCAGAACCATCAAATCTATTAAATTCAACCTCTATTGTTCTTGGCTCAACAATATCATCAGAATCTTTATCAGTTTCAATTACAAAGTCCACATCAACTTTTTGATTTTCACAATAATCAGGTACTACACAAAATCTTGGTTTCCTAACTTCTTTTATGGAACTAGAATATAAGCCAAAATAAGCATTATACTTACTAGGGGCTAATGGATGATTTAAGTCTCTTCCATTATCGAGTCGTTTTTTCAATTCATTCTTAATATCTTCTGTTACAAAAACAATTGTACTAACTCTTGCTTGAGATGCAGAACAAGAAAATCTTTTATATGTTTTTCCATTTAAAATAAAACCCTTTTTAAACATTCTTTCATAATCTTTAGCATTTTCCATAACTACAGTAATGTATTGTGGAATATACATCATATTATAAATATTATCTTGTAATTTTCTTATCTTATCTCTATTCTCTTTTGAATTCTTTTTCTTTTTTAAGTAATCTCTTTCTTTATACCATTCTTCTAACTGAGTCCTATCAATCTTCTATCCAGTAATATCTCTAATGGACTTTAACATCTAAGAATCAGAAAGTGAAATAATTAATCCACTTCTTAAGCATTGCTCAAAACTAATAGTTAGATTATACTTGTATTCTTTTAATAAACTACTTGAAAGCTTTACAGTATAAAATAAACGATTCGGCACGTTATCAATCCTTTTCCATTATTATAGTGCTTCTACTAAATTAAACTTTAAAATATCTAACACTTCATTTAATGAATTTACATTATATAAATTATCTGGAGTGTCAATCATTCCATAACTATTATTGGCTATACTCTCCATATAATTTTTAACTAAAATTTTAATTTTTGCTGTTGTATTTTTTAAATTTGAATAATTATCATCAATTTGAATACCATTTGTCATATCAATTACAGATTTATCTTCATCATTTGTAATTCCTATATAACCGAAATCTTTAAAAGCTTCTTCGTTATAGAGAAACATTCTTTTTTTAATAATATTATATACAGAACCTTTGGTTATAAAAAAATTATCATATGCATCTAAAATACCAGACTAAATAATATTATAAAATTCTGGTTTAATTACTACTCTCTCCCAAAAATCATCACTTTCAAACATTTCTATTTCTTGTTCTTTTGTTAGTGGAGCAAAAATACTCTTAAAGCCCCAATCCTTTTTATCTTCTTTTGTACGTGGTTTTAGCCCTAAAGGTGTTCTGTATTTTTCATTAATTAATTCTATCATTGTTTCTGTAGTGTTTAACACTACATCGTCCACATCCCAATAAATTTTTTGCTTCGATTGTGTTTTTTCTTTTTTACATAGCTAAATAGCTTTGCTCAACATGCTCATTTATATATTTAAAATCCTTTCTTTATTATATTGCTTATAACCATCTTTTCTCATGGTTATTATTTGACTAAAGTATAACACAATATATTTGTTTTGTCAACCTATTAAAAAAATTTTTAAATATTTTTATTAAGCTATTGACTTTTCTTTTTATTAATGCTAATCTACATATAAGAATTCAAAGGAAATATTCTGCATTTTCAACTACGATTTTTATTTACTTAGATTCAAAGGAAAAAATCAACATTTTGGACATCGGATTCATTGTCCGAAATGCAGAAAACTTCCATTCAATTTTTTACCTTCGTGTTAAAACTGTCGTTTTTTTGCAATTTGGACACGCCATATAAGATATAGAATATACTTCGTATAATTATGTAAGATATAAAATTAATAATATATCAGACTTATATAGATAAAATAAAAAATTATAAAATAAAGAAGGATTGATGTAATGAGTTTTATTAGAGTGCCTAATCCAATTATTAAGTATTCCTGTTCAGTAAACCATATAGTGCTTCCAGTATATTTATATTCAGCAATACACTGTAACCCTAACAATGATAATATTGTAGATACCAATTTAGCTCATATTTCAGAAACTTTCGCCCCTAATGAAGATGTGAGAAGAAAAATTCACCTTAAAGTAGAAGATGTAATTAGGTTATTATTATCTGATGTAGATGATATTGATTTATTAGCTACAGAAGAAACTACAGAACAAAAAGAAATAGTAAAAGGTTTTAGTGCTTGTTTCGATGGTGTATTATCAGATAAAATAGATAAAACTACTAGAATTCAATATCAATTTCTTGATAGAGATATTAGAATGGAAAATGGTTTTACTATGCTTGATTACGAAGAATATTTTTATTTGATTAATACCATTACCAAAATTAATGAAGATAAAGGTAGAATTACTAAAAGTAATAAATGGAATCTAATTGATTTGCTTAATTTTTATATGTATTTAAAAATGAGAATTATTTATTTTCATAATACCGCTTTAGCTAAAAATAGTATGAATATTACTATGCATGATAGCGTAATTAAAATGGCTTCTGTAATGAAAGTAGGTAATAAAACTATTACTAAATACACTAATGAATTAATTGAATTGGGTTTGATTCATACTAAATTGGGGAACTTTCGTGAAGGAAAAAGCACAGAATATTCCCTATCTGATAATTGGAAAAAGAAAATGCAAATAAAGGAGAATACATAATGAGTTTTTCTAATATGTTTAATGGGTCTTTTCTTGAAGATGATTTTATTTCAGAAGATGGTATCCAATATAATATTAAAATAGATATGTCTGCTATCTTTAAGGCAAAATTAATTTCTTATGTTAGACAAGGTTTAAAAATTGAAAAAATAACAGTTCCTCAATCAGTAAGTAATAATTTTAAGGGAACCCCTATTAGTGATAATGGTAAATATATATTATACACTTCTATACCTGCATATTCAGAAACTACTGATGAAAATCCACCCTCTTTTGATTTAGTCATTTCTTTTAAGAAATGGATTACTCGCTTTATGTATTATAATCTTTCTGAGGAAGAATTTAATAAATATAAAGAAGAAAATAAATTGGCTGTAGAAGTTAGAAATAAAATTAGAAAAGATGAATGTTGGACTAAAGAAAAAGCAGATTTATATGTCAATGCTTATTATCTTACTTGGAAACTATCTTCTATTATTGGTGTGGATAAGTTAAATAAACTTGCTAATGAGCTTAATAAATACTTAAATTTAGAAAATATTGAAAATATGTCTAATGAAGATTTTAATGAATTAATGGAAAAGTATCAAAAAATGTTAGAAGATAATCCAGATTTGTTTGAAGGCTTAGAAGAAATATTAGGAGGATATTAATATGAAAGATAAAATGGAAAATGGCCTCTCTTGTCCTATATGTAATAATTTTATGAAAGTAGAAACTTATGTAGAATGTATGGGAATTGTTGAAGAAACTCATAATTGTCCCTATTGTGGATATTTTTATAATTTTACATATGGAAATTATATGAAAATAGTTAATAGACGAGAATTTATTTGGTCTTACACCAACTATAAGAATGAAAAAGAATTTAAAAAATTTAATAAATTAATTCAAAAGCATATTAAACAACATCAAAGAAAGTGGAAACTATTTAAGATTAGTTATTTACATAAAGAACCCTATTTTACTTATTTTTGCTCTAGCAACAAAGATGAGAAGATTGAAAGAATTCGAGGTGGAGTGTAATGGCTAAAGACTTATCTAAGTATAAATATATTTGCCCATGTTGCGGTAATACTAAAATCTCTTGGTGGGAAGAAACTGTTTACGAAAAGAAATATTATATGGACAATGACGGGAATCAAAAGAAATGTTATTCTAATAATTATCAAGCAGATGGTTGCCAAGGAGTAATTTGTGATAAATGTGGCGAATTTTCTAATATTTTAAATGATGATTTCAAAAATTGGAAAAATCCTCAATATCAAAATAAGTTAGGAGAGTTTATAAATGAGTTGTAATTTAATGAATAAGAAAGATGTAGAAGAAGGAAGATGCGTCTGGTGTGGAGAAAAGAAAGTTGTAATACACCATGATTATTGGGATGGAACAAGTTATTGTCCCTGTGGCTGTGAAGGTGAAAAGGAAGAAAAACGATTAAAGGAAGAAATTAAGAAGGCTGAGGAATATCTTAGAGAATTAAATATTAAATTGAGAAAACATCGTCAAACCAGTATGTATTATAAGGAATTGACAAAAATGTACGCAAAAAGGGATAAAGTAGATTACGAAATTGAAAAAATGAATGAGATAAAGTACGATATGAGTAGTAATTATGAATTGCGTATGATGGTAGTGAATGAAACCAATCCAATTGATATTTAATATTACTGACATTTGAATAATATTAAATTGAGATAAGTAAGGAGGTAGCTTTTAATAGCTACTTCCTTTTTTTATTTTATTCAATAGTATCGGTATCTGCCTCAGATTCAGAAACATCAGAATCGGTAGAAGATTGAGTCGGTTGATAAGGTTGGTTTTTATAATAGGGCTTTTTGTAGTAAGGTTTATTGTTGTAGGGTCTATAAGGTTTCTGTTGATAAAATGAAGTAGAAGAAATATTAGGGTCAAAAACTTTGTCGAGGAATTTACCTTCATCAGTTAAAAGAAAAGCTAAGTCATTTAGAATTAAAGAGGTTGGAACTGGATAAAGAGAGGGATGAATAGAAGAATAAACTGGAGTGCGTAGAGTAAGATTGACTGTGAGAGTGGAGGTTGTTGGATTATAGATTGGAGAAAAGTGAGAGATGTTGTCGATATATGAGAATGAGGTGTGAGGTGGTGATGAAAGAGATGTTGTGCGATATTTGAGTATCATTGGAAGAGAGGACTCCTTTCTTATAGGATGAAGAATAGTATATGTTAGAATGACGAGAAATATGTGGGATTTTCAAAAAAAATTTTTTTAAAAATTTTAAAATTTTATTTCCGTGTCGAATACTACCTCATATGTAAATAAATTGTATATGCAATTTATTTGCATATGTAAATTAACCCTTATGATGATAAGGGTTGGTTTACAGAGCCTTGCCGTAGCTAAAAGGCTTTAGAATCTGGCTACACATCACATTTTACAGGAGGTCTCATCATGAGATTCGCAAATCAAACCGAGTTTTTCCTGTCCGAGCATTGCGTTCCTCGTCATATCCGCCTCCGCTCTCGTCAGCGTTTTGATGCTCTTCAAAAAGAGCGGGAAAGCATTGTTCTCCTTAACAAGTTTGTAGAGGGAGACGATGAGTACAAGGAATTAATCGCCTACAACAAAGCTCGTCTCTCCGAGATTGATAAGGAGCTTTCGGAGTTATGCAATTACATCGTGGATTAACTCCACAGACCTGAGCAAGTCTATAAACTGCTTAAAAAGCAAATCCCGAAACAGAGAGTTACTAATAACTCTCTGTCGTGCAAGTAGTGGTTCTCTTGCACCTGATGATGGGAAACCAAAAATCAGCATCTCCTATAGATAGATAGAAGGGAGGTGAAACAAATGCAAGGATTGTTGCGGTTCATATTGAACGCTATGCAGGATGCTCAAACGTTTGAAGGAACCTACAACAATATCGGCAACCTTTTGTATACTATTAAGTATACAAAGGGTGAATATGAGCTTTTTAATGAGTCCCATGAAAAGCTTGTTGGAGCCGATATGCAATTGTACACAAGTACAATTGCAAAAATTTTCTTGATTGTTATCAAGGAGATTTAATCCTTAGCGACTCAAATGGTGGGTGAGAGTATAATAAATCCCACCAACTAAATAATCTATAAAACCTAAAAATTAAAAATAAAAAGTAAGTGGTTACTTTCTTAACTACAGTTAGCTACTAACTACAAAGTAGACTGTGCCACACAGTAAGTTCGTGGATATTAAAAATAGAAAGAGGAAAAACAAATGAAAAAACTACTGAAAAACTACAACATCTTTATTCGCTCCAACGAACATCCTCACACCATTAATACTCCCATGATGGGTAGAACCTACTATACCAAAATTGTGGTCAATGGTTGGAAAGCTCTGGAAGCCAAGGTTGCTGAACTGTTGAAGGCAGGTGAAACCATCAATGAGATTGCTACCGACCTTGGTACTCGTTACTATGTAACCAAGAATGGAGAAATTATTTAAGAATAATAGTTCCTTAACTTATAAGGTCACATGCTCCATAAATCATGTATTTTAAGTGGAGGTAAAAATAAATGGGTAACATGACTTATGAACAGTTTGAATTTTGGTGCAAGCATTGGAATATGACCATTGAAGAAGGTTATAGAGCTATGTGCTTTACATGGAATATTGTTAATCAAAATTTTGCAAATCATTTTGAATGTGCAAATAAAATTTCCAACGAAAATCATTCCGATGACTTTAAGAAGATTGTAGAAAAGTCAAAGGAAGATGCAACAATTCTAAAGGTTTTTTATGGTAGTTTGGAAAGCGAAGTATATAATATGCTTGAAAAACACGATAAAGAACAGACCACATAAAACTACTATTTCACTAAGTAAGCATTGTTAGAACCTATCAACTTATTGGTAGGTTCTATAGAGTGCTTAACACTCTAGGGTTGCCGCTACTAAAACCCTTAAGAATCTGGTAGCAATATTATATTATAGGAGGTCTCGCATATGTTCAAAAAATACACCGATATCATCTATGAGGGTCACTATGACAATCCCATTCGCATCACCTTTGAGAATGCTTTTATCACTCTCACTGGTGAAGGAGGCAACCGTCATATCATCGTTGGTGACAAGGACGGCTACATTGACCTCTGGATTGACACTCACTGCTATGGTGTGTGCTTTGCTTTTCTTGGTAGTCCCATCATCGTCAAGAAGACCCCCTCTGCGCTTTTGGTAAATCGGGTCTGGAATCTAATCAACCAAAGCACCACCAAGGACAACCTGCTCAACAAATGGACCAAGAATGGTTTGAACGAATTCTTCGAGAGTCTTTACATCTCTGCTAAGAATGGCTTCTACTTCTAATCATTATTAGAGCCTACTATAGAAGGAGGTAACAATATGAGCGTTAATTTTGAAGAACAGTTTGCTAGAATGGAGATGGATATTGCATGGGACAACTATTTGGATAACTGCTATGTAATGGGCATTACTCCATTCACTTTTGAATTGTGGAAGAAAACCTATAATAAGTAAGCATGGCTTCTGATTTATGAGTGCTGTTGGGCCACTGAGATTACAAGTCTCTGTGGCCCCACTTCGTTCTAAAGGATTGACGAAGTAAAATAAACAGTCCTATTCCAAGGTGCTTTATAGCACCTACTCCCGTACATAGAGAAATAAAGATAGAAAAGGAGAGAGAGTTATGGGAGTTTCTTTTTTTCTCCTGAGAGGCTTTCTTTCTCAGGAGTCGCAAACACAGTTTTCAAAATATCGCATAGATGTTTTGAACAAAAAGGGGCGTATATTAAATAAGTGTGCGCCAAATTTACAATAAAATACTCTCTTAAAGGCCAATATCTCCAAAACCAGCAAAGTTAAGCATTGTTAAAATTTATCTATGCAAAAACAGATAAATTTTAAGAGTGCTTAATAAATAAGCAACTCTAATACAAAAAGAGCCGTAAAACGGCAGAAAGGATGGTCTAAAATGACTATCATGTACACAATTGGCATCATTCTCATGTCCATCGCATTCGCTCTTGCCTTTTATGACATTTTGTTAATGTCCGAAGGAAAACTCAAGATTTACCTTTTACCGATTTTAGTGGTAATAGGAACCATGCTTATCCTTGTAACCACTAGTACTCCAAGACTTGATAAATACTTTCAGGTAAATAATCCTCATAGTTATCAAGATATATTCCCTGATGCGTTTAATGAGGGTTATAATAAAGCCATTAAAGAGGCTATTCTGATTGATATGACTGAAAGTGGCTATATACTCTCTTTTAATGGAGAAGAGCACTTCTACTACAACAAATAAGGAGGAAATAAGAATGAAAAACAATACTTATACCCCTGCTAATCTGAAAAGCTATTTCACTATGGCAATCGAAGTTCAAAGGCACGCTTTCAAACCTGAGTTTGCTACATATAAACTGAATCAATCCTGTGAAACGTTGGTTAGATGTGGTTTTTGTGGCAAACACAGAGACTGTTCTAAGTGCGCTTTACAGTTTGTACATGAAGAAACCATTGAGGCTCTGAAAGACCCTGAAGAAGTTAAACGTAGATATGAATCTTATGTTAAGCGCATGAATGAACACAATGCACATACAAATTACGGAGCTAAACGAAGCGTTAGTAGTAAAGGTCATGTGACGGAGGTGATGCATTGTGGCAAATAAAGAGATGAAAACTGAAACCCATATGTATTGTAAAAACAGAGAGCAGAGAAAGAATCGTTATACTAATAAGTTGAAACACAAAGGAGATAGACAGTATCAATTTCTTTCCAAAACTCGTAAAAAGAAAAGAGAGGAGTGGTAAATATGAAAAAATATTTTGTTGATGATTTTATCACCTATTGTTATCCATATGAGGTTAGCAAGGCCACAAAAAATTATGGCGTGCTAACTCAATATATCGGGAAATATTTTGATAGAGATGAAATGGATAAAATCATTTGTGAAATGATTATGAAGCATCCTTATATTGAAAATTCGATGTGGCTCAAACTTTCTATAAAGTGGATAGAAGAGGACACAATCGGATATTATCACATTCTCGTTTTTGAAAACGACAATGACAAAAAACAGAGCAAAGGAAGTACGATAATCAAATACGAGAATTAACAAACAAATTATATTTTAAGTGGAGGATGTTATGGCACATTGGATTGTACAAAAGAACGGAGAATACGTATCTGGTACTGATGAATACGGCTATCCATTGCATACCAAGAACAAAGAAAAGGCTTGGAAATTTCATGATTTTAATGTTGCAATGAGCTTTGTTAATCTTGGTGTCGGCTATTGCGCTATTAAAGAATATTAATGGGAGGATTAACATGAAAAACGTATCAATTAAAAACTCAATGATGTTGTGTGTGGGCAACAGAAATTGGATGATGCCTAAGCATGTATTGGTTGAAACAAATGGTAGGCATGGAGAAATGCTTGCTGATATAGCTTACACAGCATTTGAAAAATACAAAAAAGAACAGCAGGAAGATGATATTTATCTTGTAAGTTATGAGTATTATGGCGATGTTGAAGTAGTGGAGGATTTAACATGAAAAAATATTACACTTGGGATGAGTATAGAAAACACCTTGAATCTATACTCAACAAAAATTTCGTAGATGCTTATTATGAAGAACTCTTTTCAGAGGAAAAATGGAGCACCTACGTTTGGAGATACAAACACTTGGTAATGCCCGTAATAAAAGCATTGGCTCCTGACATTGACCATGAAGCCATGTGGGAGAAAACCAAAAATACATTTACAAAGGAGTTGATTTTGTACTGTTGGAATAAAAGTAAGTATCGTACCAACAAATATCATCATCTTGGATATAGAGATGATGATGTTGAGCATCTTGTATACGATGTGCTTACGAATGAAGGAATCAAATGCAAAATATAAGGAGGTGAAATAATGAGGTTCTTAGAATGGACAGATAAGTGTCTTATTCAAAAAATGATAATTGAGACACTTGAAAAAGCGTTTGATAAAGAGCTAGTTCAAGGAATTTATCTAGCGTATTCAGAGGCCGTATTCAGAGAAGTTGAAAACTCTGAATGGTTTCAGGATGAGAAAGACATTATGATTGAGTACATCAGTCAGATACTTGTTGGACTCATGATTGATTCTGCAAATTTTATGTTTGAAGGAGAGTTTGAAAATGAATAACAAAGAAAACAAAAAAGTCACGTTCACATTCAATATTGCACTAGTGATTACACTGGTGTTGGCAGCTTTAAAGCTTGACAATATTTTGAGCATTGGTTGGATAATCGTCATTCTCCCCATTGTAATTGACGTTTCTTTGGGTCTCATTATCACTATTTTAGTGATGCTTTGGATGCTCATTCTCAAGATTCGAGATAGCATTAAAGAAATGAAATACAGCAAGCTTGTTTGCAATAATCGCACATATGGTAGTGCTATTCACTGGGATTATAAAACTCAGAGTTTTTATGATGCAGCAGGAAACAAGATTGAATACCCCAATAAGGAAGAGCAAGATTATTAAAAGGGAGGAATAACAATGGAAAACTACATTTGCATTAATGGAAAGAAAGCCGAACTGACCGAGGAACAGATGAAAATATTGGGTATTGAGTTGTCCAAGGCAAGTCCGTTTGAGAGAACAGATAGACATACTCCGTTTTATTATGTGTCAGATACTGGCAAAGTAGCCGAGTGGCATGAAGTAGATAATGAGCTTTGTACTGCAATGCATAATGCAGGCAACTACTGCACCGATAAATCCCTCATGGAACAGAGAGCACTCCATGAAACTCTCAACCGTCTGCTTTGGCGTTATTCGATGGAGCATAATGGTGACAAGATTGATTGGAATGATTATAAAACACAAAAATACTATGTTGGTTATCATTATGGAGTCAACACATATGAGGTTAAACGTGGTTGGGCATTAATTGGTTTAGGAGATATATACTTTTACTCAAGAGAAATTGCAGAAAATGCAATCAAAGAAATTGTTATGCCATTTGTAAAAGCACATCCAGACTTCAAATGGACCCTATATGGTAATGCTAAATAAAGACTTTTTATAAAAAGGAGCAGGATTAATTCCTGCTCTTTTTCTTATTTACACACAAACACACTACACATATAAAAGGAGAAAAATATTATGAAGAACACTATCAACACCAACGCCACCATCGTCATGCCTACCAACAATCTGGTTAATATTAAGGCCAAGACTGAGCCTCTGGTTCGTAAACTCATGGCCCAACTTGAACAGGAAAACGCAATCCGTGCATCTTTTGATATGCCTGCTCGTAAATGGACCTTGGGAACCATACCTATGGAATATATCAATTTCGGTCCTTGCTATCAGAGAGAAGGCAACAAAATGAAAAAACTCGATATGGCTGTAAATTACGATACTGATTTGGAAGAGCCTATCACTTTGGTTTACAATCCCATTACTGGCTATTTTGATTGTACTGATGGAGGACATCGTGGGTGGTCTCAGATGAAGAATGGATACAAATTCACTGAGGCAAGAAACTTTTTCGGAATGAGTGTAGAGGAAGCAGCAAATTTGTTTGTAAAACTGAATAGCTCTCGCCTCAATGTTAATGCCGTTGCCAAGTTCAATGCTGATATCATTGCCAAGAAGACTTACGCACTTGATATTAAGGCTTTGTGCGAAGAATATGGTCTTACTATCAAGGCAACTGGCGCAAAGAAGGTTGACCGTAATATCGGTTCCATCTCTATTTTGACCAAGACTTATAAGGCCAAGGGCTATGGTTTGGGTGCTTTGCGTTTCATGTTTGATTTAATGCGTGATAGTGGATGGATGGATATTGCAGGTGGCATGGCTCATGATTATCTGCTTGTTGCATATCACGCATATAAGTATTGCAAGGATGATGGCCAGATGCGTGCAACCATGGTAATCAAGATGCAAGCATTGGCACCTGATAGTTTTGTTGGAGCAGCAAAGCATATGTATTCTACCATGTGCGGCAAACATGGTGAAGGTTCTATTCCTTATTATGTCCGTTACATTCTGACTGGTAAGGAATAATTTATATATATAAAAATCAATTAAAGGAGGTGATGCTAATGTAGCAATTTAAGCGTTTTCCACTCCCCTAGCATTGTAAGTATCCACCAACAAATATTTAAATTAGCGCCTACTGCTAAGTGTAGGAGAAAGTGAGATTATTATGACTAACATTACTAAGACTAACACCAAGAAGTCCATGTTTGAAATCGTTTCTGAGGTCCGCAATGGCACTACTGTTGAGTTCCTGTGTATTGACGGCATTAAGCTCGATGGCACTGGTCCTTTCATGGGCATGGGTACTCTCATTTATGATAATGAAGAGTCTAAGCAGGCTGCAATTAACTTTATCCAGAAGGTTGTTGACAATAGTGATAAGCGTGGTATGGAACTCGTGTTTGAAGTTGCCAAGGCTTGTCAGATGGCTGCTATGCATCATGAACTTGGTGTGCCTGCTAACGCAAAGCCTGAAATTGTTAAGGTAAATGACAAGGATATGAATATCCTGTACGATAAGAAGGCTATCTATAACAGTGATTGTACTAAAGAAATCGCTAACTGTACTGATTTGCCTGATATGCCCAAGGAAGCTATTAAGGCTGTTCTGATTGAGCGTGCTAAGAATGCTCGTGGATGATTAACATAATAGGGAGACAGGTGTAAAAGCCTGTCTCCCTTTTATATAATCACAAACACAAAAGATTAAAGGAGAGTTGAAGATGGACATTAGCAAAATGACAATTGAACAAAGAATCGAAGCGTTCTGGGAAAGACACAGCGTGATTGACACAACTCTTGTTCCTGATGTTTGGCTTACTTGGACTGGTAAGCGAGACAAAAAAGAATATCGCAAATATTACCAACTTTCTACTGGCATTGTAACCGAGGATAAAATTCCTTGGCTTAACTATATTGCTAATGGTCAGCCAGCATATTATAACAACTGGTTTCATAACCCCGATGACAATCTTCAGGGTATTGGTCATGGTCGAATTAAAGATACCAACAAGCTTATGCTTAATGCTGGTAATGAGTGTCAATATTACTATTTCAAATATGATGATGAGCTTGAGATTATCGAAATCTCTGTTATTTACGTTGACACTCATCGTTATAATACAAAACTTTCTCAAGAAGAAAATGTTCGTCTTTGGAAAAGAAACCCCAATTACTCTATGTTCTTTATGGAGAGGGGTAGTAAAACTAAATACGATATCCATGGTAACGTCATGCTTAGTTTTGATTATGAGTGGAAGTGGTATAACGAACCTCGTGTCACTCAGACTGCTGACTTCAGCGATTGGCTCAAAAATATGAGACGTATGAACGTTCTCAAAACTTGTGCTAAAGAATTTGAGCGCTTTGGTGCAGGTAGCCTATATGGGGCTTGTGGTAGAGCGTTAAATCCCTTTTACACTTACGACATTGAAGATTGGTTTTTAAGGGACAATGGTTATAAAAACAAAGGCGCTATCGGTAAGAAAATTGATGAGCTTTGTGACAAGATTACACTAAACCTTGACCACTTAAAAAATATTTATAAAGAAGAGCCAGCTCCTGCAAATTTTTGTTATTATAGTGCAAACGATATCGTTTATATTGATTTAACAGCAGACAATAATTGGGCTGTTTTGCGTTATATGTTCAGAAGAAACGATGGCAGTCTTGATGAAAGTTATCGTGTATTTGTTCATAATAATGGCAAAGTAATACTTGCTCGTAAAACTGGTCCCAACACTTGGACTACTGCAACTAATATCTCTAATGGTTGGAGAGGGAGTAAGGGAAAGATTGTTAATATCCATGAGATGAGAAATCATCGTAGACTTTCTTATATTGCTGATATGGTCGAATCTTTTCCTGAGACTGCTCGACTTGGTAAAATTATCACTATTCTTCGCAATCCTGTTTCTGAACAATTATGGAAGGCTGAACTTCCAAATATTGTTACTAAATTACTTGCTAATAACAAATTCAATGAAAATGTTCAAAGCATGTTCGGTGAAGTTAATCTTAAAGAAAAGAATCTGTTTGCTAAGTTTGGTATGAATAAAAGGCAAATGGAAACTCTTGATGACTTCCTTGTTAGCGAGAATAGCACTCATAGCTCTTATAGAACTTCTAGCGCTTGTATGATTAAGCAACTTTTTGGAGTAAACGATATCTCTCACATTGACATTGAAACCTTTGAAAATCTCCTTGGTATGGTTGAAATGATGAGAAAAGCTTGTTACTTTAGAGATATACAAAGTGGTTTTGGTCTCCCTGCTGAACTTGGCTTAAATATTAATCAGCAAATTAAACTCTGGCTTCGTCTCTATCGTTTAGGGCTTAAACATCAAAGAGATTATGACGGGATAGGTGGTAGAAGCAACAATGTGTTTAAACTTCTGCATGATACTATTAATTTGTATAACAGATTTCCTGCAAGTATGAAGCCTGATTTTGATATTCAAAAGATTGACTCCTACTCCGATGTCATAAGACTTCATGATGGCATTACTGCTTTATATAATGCACGTCAGCAAGAAATTGCTGATGAGAACAACAGAGAAAAAGAAGAAAAGATGAAGAAGCTTGACGAAAAACGCAAGAAAGTGTTTGAGGCAGAAGATGATGAATTCTTGATTCGTCTTCCTGTTAAATTGAGTGAAATTATAAGAGAAGGTGGTAGCCTTAATCATTGTGTTGGTGGATATGTTGATAGACATGCAACTGGTTCTACCACAATCCTATTCCTCAGAAAGAAGAGTGATAAGGATAAGAGTTTTTATACTATTGAATGTCATGGCACTGACCCGAAAAAGGGAATTACGGTAACACAAATTCATGGACAGAGCAATAAGTGGTTAGGGAATAATCCTGAGGCTGTTCCTTTTGTTCTTCGTTGGCTGAGAGACAAAGGGATTAAGTGTAAAGATGAAATTGTTCTCAGCACTGCTAAAGGCTATAGCTCTTGGAACGCAACTATGATTCCTAAGCCTGCAATTTAAGGATTTATCATCGTAAGATGTTAATCAGTAGTTTACAGTTATCTACTTTAAAAATAAACTGACTCTCCTTAAAAACCTTAGGAAGTGTAAAAGGCATATTATACCGTAACGGAGGTATTGGTTATGGGTATCGCTCAGTATGATGTTGAAAAAGTCGGCACTATGGGAACCGAGAGGAAGATGTACTTTGAAGGCATTGGTGTCAATGTTCAGCAAGCACATAGCCTTGAGACTGCTATCAATGTTAGCGGTCTGAATTTTGAGGTTTCCAAGTATCCCTTATCTTTTATGACTCAGGTCCCTCAGCAGCTTGGAACTCAGACCGTTCTGGTTGATGTTCCCCATCCGTATCCCAATCAGTTTGCTACTGTCCGCACTGATACCTTAGAGCCTTTGGGTATTGTTGGTAAGGATTATCAGATTCTTCAGAATCTCGAAGCTTTTGATTTTTTAGACAGTTTAGTTGGTGATGCTAAGTTTGAAACTGCTGGCCTTTATGGAAATGGAGCTAAAAGCTTTATTACCATGTCCACTGAGCCGATGAAGATTTTGGACGATGAATTCGCTCCTTATATCCTGTTCACCAATAGCTTTGATGGTTCTGGCGCAGTGAAAGTTATGTTCACTCCTATTCGTGTCTTCTGTAGCAATGCGATTGTGCGTGCCATTAAAAATGCAACTAATCGTCTGAGTATTCGCCATAGCATCAGTCTTCAGTCTCGTTTGGATAATGCTCGCCATGTTTTGCTTAATAACACCAATTACCTTAATGCACTCAAAGCCGAATCTGAGAAATTGGCAGTTACTCCTTTTAGTGCTGAAGCATTTGAAGCCTTGGCTCGTCAGTTGTTCCCTGTTAATACAGAGGATAAGGAATTTATTCAGATGCGTAATGAGGCTCAGATTGAGGCTCTTTTGCGTGCTTATCGTCAGGATGATTTGGCGAACTTCAATAATACTGCTTATAAGGTAGTACAGGCAGTTGCTGATTTTGAATCCCACAAACCTGCGTTCCGTCAGACTTCTCAGGCAAATCTCAAGAATATTAAAACTGTAATGCTTGGTATGCCTTTGCTTAATGCAATTACTGAGCAAATGTTGGCTATTGCATAATAGCCAATTTATTAATAGTCAACAGAGAAAATGGATGAGTGAGAGTAATCCAATTACAATAGGAGGTATTACAAATGAAAAAGATTATTACCATTATCCTTATGCTCGTTCTCATGGTTACTGTTTATATCGCAGGATACCAAGAAGCAAAGCTCATTTATGAACCTGAGCTTGAAAAAGCTGTTCATCAATACGAAGAACTTAATCTGAAAGGAACAGCTTCTAATCCTGACTTTTATTATGGAGAAGCATATATTATTAATCAAGAAAAAACAGTCAACGATGTAGTTGTCGTAAGTTGGCAAGTAAATTATTCTGACACTCATTGTTATCTCACTTACTTGTCTGATTATTTGAATGAAGACTGCCCTTATCTACTTACCATTTATAGCAACAAAACTGAAGATGTTTTGGATGATGAAATTGCTGTAATTTGGCAAGCAATTCAATAAAAGGAGTGGAAACATGGCAACCAAACATTACAAAAAAATATATAGCATATATAGGGCAGGGTGGAAACCTACTATTCAAGTTCATCTTGTAAGAGAAACTAAAAAGACCTATATAGATATTACTTGGTCAGTTACTCGTGCTCACAAAGAAAATGGGAATTATCCTTGGAATGGTCAAGTTAGATGTTTTGGTAGGATGCTAAAAACAAATGAATACGAATTAATATCAAACGATTATTGTATTCACATGTTTGGCTCTGATTTAGAAAAACTCAAACAAGCATGGGCAGAAAAAACAACTCCTGTAAATGAAGATGGGCTTGAGTTTAATTCTAACAGCACTGACATCATGGTAAGCAAACTTAACAACCAAGAAGAAACCGAAACTGGTGAATGGGAGGATAATTAATGGGACTTAAAATTATCAAAGAACGAGAATCTAAAGAAAGTATAACTTATTCCTTAGAGTTTGATTACAGGGATGATTCGGGAGGAGGTTTTACTTTCCCTTGTAATCAGCAAGGCGAGATTCTTGAAGATAAAATGCCACAGACAGCTATTGATAATTATCATAGATGTTTAAAGGACAATCGTCTTACTCTCCCATATGTTCGCACTCACAAAAACCACTGGATAGAACCCGCTATTGGTGAATGTGTTTGTGGCGAACAGATTGTACTTGAGAATCAATATATGGGGGCTTGTCAGTGTCCTAAATGCGGTCAGTGGTACAACACGTTTGGACAATCACTTATTCCTCCTGAACATTGGGAAGATGGTGAATATTAAAGGAGGTCAATATGGAAATCAAAGTAGAAATCAATGAGGGACTTCAGCGTGAAGAGTATGAGATTTGGGACAATGATGAGTTAATTTATACAGGGTATTTCGATTTACCTTGTGATTTGAGCAGAGAAGAAAAACTCATGATTGTCTTGGCTAATGCTTTAGGATTTGAACCCGCAGAACTACTCAACCTTCCCGTATTTGAAAACTTCTTTGAAGATGATGAAGAATAAGGAGGATTAAAAAATGCACACGATTAAATACAAGAACTGTTTGGCCCAACAAAACAATAAAACTTTGGAGGTGACTGTATCTAAAAAGGATTGTCCTAGCATTTGCTATCAGTACGACAAAAAGTTGTCTGGCAAAGAAATGCGAACTATTGTAAATCGTTATTTGTCTGAGGTAGGAGGTAAATAATTATGATGTATGCACTGGTATCTGTTGTTGAAAGAAGCATTCTGTTTTCTGGCCTGAGCGCAGAGAAGAAAAATGTGGAGGAGCTTATGAGAAATGAGCTTCTCACACACATTAAAGAGAATCAAGGTGAATATACCGAAGACGAAGTGTATTTTGGCTTCGATAACGGAGAGATTGGCTTGTACTATGACAGCGCATATTCTAATCTTGATGATGATAAGAACTGTGACTGGTACGTTATTGAGTTTAACCCTCTGGATGCACTGTTGTTCACTGACCTTGAAAAGATTTGGTTGCGAGAGCTTCTGGATACTGAAAGAGGTCAGCAACTTGGTCTTGCGAAACTTGAGCATATTGCTGCTCTTGGCAGTTTGACTAATGAGGAATCTACCATGCATGAGATTAATGCAGATAATCATCGTGCCTATGCTCGTAAATTGGATGTTCTGGTAACAAAGGTGGTGTAATATGACTCAAAAGAAGGTTGCTTATAAATATAAAGGGCCTGTCTATAGATTTGAGCATATTGCAATAAGCAAATGGGAGGCAGTCACAATGGCTGTCTCCCCTCAGCAAGCTTTAAACAATCTAACTTTTAGAGCCAAGGCAACCCTCAAATACAGCAAAGACTCTAAATTAACTCTTGACAAAAAATGTCTAATGGAGGTATAATATGTATACAGATTACAATATAAAGAAGGCCATGAAGGAAGCCATCGAAAAAGGAGAAACAGATTTCACTTACAATGAAGAAACTAACAAGCTTTGTCTTAAAAGAACTGGTGAGGCTGTTTGTACCTTTGAGGAATATGCAGAATTCGTGAGAGAAAAGGCTGGGTGTGCTTTTGAAACTGTCTTTTATGAGCACGGTACTTTACAGCATATTGTTCGTTGTAAGAAATGTGGTACGGTTGTGTTTACTGGTGATGATGAAAGATGGGAGCCTCGGCTTAAATGTCCTGTCTGTACCACTTATAAACCACGCAATTCTTACTGGACAGGAGAAGAGATAGCTAAAGACCCTGATAAGCAACAGACTATTGCTCACTATGAAAACTGGCAGAAAGAAATAAAGGAAGCCGAAGAACGTAGACGGAAACGTGGAGGTCTTTCTGATTGGCAAAGATGGCAAAAGAGAATCCACACTAAGAATCACCATGTTGTAATTACTCATCAGTGCTTTGGTCACACTCAGAAAACTTGGAAAAAGTTGAGAACTCTTGAAATAGAGGATTATGCTCGTGATGAGTATGGAAGCTTTACTATGGGTAATGGACATGGGCATCACTGGAGTATACCCTTAAACGTATATGCTTTTTATGTTAAATTCATTCATCCCCATACTAAAAAGGGAAAAGATGAATTAGATTTATTGAAAGGAGATGATAAGTTTGAGCAAACTGAAGTATGAAGTCCATTTGTGTGCGGGATGTATTAAGATGTTGGACGAAGATTACCCATACTTGATGCCTCGTGAACAGCTCAACATTGTTGAAGTTCCCATTGCTCAGTGTGATAATCTTGACTTGGACAACTACAATGAAAAGCTGACCAAGCGTAATCCTCAGTGGCACTAATCAACACATTAACATTTGTCAAATTTGAAAGGAGAAAACATTATGACTACTTCCATGATTATCAACAAGCTTGCTACCAAGCAGAACGGTTCTTACTTCAAGATTCGTTGGGCCACTGAGCTTCCTCTGACTGCTGCGGCGAAGAAGCTTGGCATTACTGCTTATAAGCTGACTGAGGCAACTTGTCGCAAGGGCATTGACTACAAGAGTCAGAAGTCTGTTCAGGCCAAGGTAGACGAGGGCAAGATTCTCACTCATGAGTTGCCTTGGGGAACTTGGCATCCTGAGCATAAGGGTTTGGTTATTCAGCATAAAGGTAAGGATTATATCCGCCTGTATATGGGGCCTAATAAGAGTAAGACCACTTATATTCTGAACGGTGCTATTTGCTCTTATGATGACCTCAAGAATTCTGGTTATATTCAGAACTCTTGGTTCAACAAGGCAGAATCTGGTGAGAAGCCTGATGCTCTGACTCTCAAGAGTGAAAGCATCCAGATGATTTTCTAATTTATGCAGTCTGTGCTATCGGACTTATACGGGTAATAAAAACAAAGGAGTTTAATAGGAGGATTTTGTCATGAGATTGAGATTCGATATTAAAGAATATGATAAGGTATACGATGTTTTGATTAATGTTTTGGGATTTGGGCGAGATTGTTTTTTGACAGATGATTGTATTGAGATTGACGAGAAAGATTTTGATACAATAAAAAATATCTTAATTGATGTAGAGTTTAAAAAGATTTAAAACAAAGGAGTTGGAAACATGAAAAAGACTAGATATATCTGGTCAAATCTGCATCACAAAGCATATCCCAATAAAGATGAAAATCTTGAAGAGTATCGTGAGTTTCTTGAAATCAATAATGAACCTGTCCCTGATGAGATTGAGGATTCTGATTTGGATGAATATATTGATAATTGTATCAATGAAAATTTGTCCATTTTAGCATCTGAAATCAGACACTATGAGCGTACTCATGGCGAAAAAGAGTATGTTATTATTGCAGATTTGGGCCTGTGGGATGGTAGGCAAGCTGGCGGTAAAATTATCAAAGGTTTGTACAATGCTATTCGCAAAGGCTTTGAGGATTATAACACCGTTGAAATGAAGGGTAATAGACTTACGGTAAGCGCTACTCATCATGATGGCACAAATCACTTCGAGATTAAAGAACTTACTTCTAGGGGTGTTACCTTTAAAAATCATAGTGGTTGTAATATGACTGATAGAGAGCTTCATCATAAGCTTTTTACCAATTCTCATTACTCTCGTGAAGTAACCATGTTTAAAGAAATTTATGGGTGGTAAGAAAGGAGATTGATTATGCCTATTATTCCCGCAAAAGATTTAGTTGGTATTCCTCGTAAGGATATCGTAGATTGTTTTTGTGATTCTCTCATGAAAAACATTCAAGAGGCTAACGCTGTAGGAAAAAAGCATACTACTTTTACTCTTCCTGATAGAGTATTTGGTAATCCTCATACTAAGCAAGTATCTATTAACTATGAACGCAATTGGCCTTACTGCCCTTTTGACAAAAAGGATTACGAAGAAGAAGTAGTTCAAATGTTTATTGATGTTGGCTATCGTGTGTATCAGCCTAAAGGTTGTGCATATACACTAATTACATGGTAAAAGGAGGTATTACAATGGCTATTCATCAGAAAAATGGCAAGAAGGATTCCGCTGGTTATCTTATCAAAACCACCATGGATAAACAACTAACCAAAGTCACCGCTGCAATCTTTGTTCGTAACTGGGCAAATATTGCAGCATTTTTTGACTCCAAAGTTCTTACTCAGGCTGTTCATCAATTTAAGGTGAGAGATTTTGCGACCTTTGATTATGTAAGAAGAGAAAATCTAGGGATACTTCAGCATTATGATTCTAAAGGTTATATCCTTTTAACTCCTGAGCCTGTTATGGCTTATGTTACAGAATATTCCGACCATAATGGTGGTGGTTGGGAACGTAGAGTCCAGAAACTTTGTTACGAATATATCGTAGCAGATAATTATCAGTGTAGAGAAAAAGACCTTATCATGACTGCATTACTTCTGGAATTCCCTTATCTTGCAAAATATGGTGTGCAAGCATATCACATGGACAAGGGATGTACCAGAAAACAGATTGAAGAATACAAGAAAAAGCAAACTTCTTCTTATTTCACTGGTGGCCCTGATAACTACTTCGGTGGTGAGATTTATGTTCATGTTAAGGACAAGTATCAGAGTATTTATGTCCCTTATTTGGCTCTGAAAGAAAGAGACCCTGATATGATTATCGCTCGTCATACCAAATATCATGAAAGCTATTATGGATGTTTTAGTCACAAAAAAGACAAAAGGGAAGAATATTTGAAAAAGTCTTTAGATGTACTTGATACTCCTGAAGCAAAGAGATTCTTCAAGCACGTTAAAGAAGGCAAATAAAAAAGGAGAATGAAAATGCTCAACGAAAACATGCAAAAAAGAAAAGAGAAACTCGAAGCTATTGGTCGTATCATGGATAGAGCAGAAGGTCTTGGCATCATGCTTCAGACACAAAATCCTAGAGTAACCTTGATGATGGATTTGGATTTTATTCTGGATAATGACCAGATTAAAAGGCTTGAAACTTTTGAGGATGAAAGCTTTATCCATGATATCACTGGTATTCAGCGTTATATGAACAGAAGCGAACTCACTCTTGAGGATGACATGTTCGTGCCTCGTTGTTGGTAAGAAAGGAGAATAAGTATGACTAAAAAGAAAGTTCGGTCTCTTTCTAAGCGCAAAATTTCTTGGCTTGCACATCGAATTATTAAGGTGTTGGAAGAACATTGTCTCGCAAGCGATATGAGCGTATACTTCAACAATAAAGTTATTCGCATCTCTCTTAAGTTTGATAAGGATTACAATCCTATTTGGAAAGAGAGACATTATAGAAATGTAGACCCTCATATTTACTTTGAATACGCTGCATATGACCATATTATCAGTATTTCTACCGAAGGTGGTTTATATGACAGACTTAATTATGGTTCTGGTGACTTTCCTAAAGAACTTGAGGAGTTGTTCCGTGACCATGGTATCTATTACGAACTTGGTAACGCATGGAATCTTTCTTTCTTCCCTGTTACAAACGATGACTCTCATATTGCATATACCAAATACCATAAACCCCAAAAGCCCATTTATATTTGGAGCACAATGCCAGAAGAGGATTGTCCTGTTGAACTCATGAATATTATGAATAAATGGTACTTTCTTTCTTCTAAAACTGGTGATATAGGTGGTTGTGTCATTGGAGCACAGATGGTATTTGAGTTTAAAGGCGATATTTATCACATGGCTCCTGCTAGCCCTTGGCAAGGTGAAGGCAGTTGGACTCCTCATGTAGAATTTATTAAGAAAGAACTGGAAAAGATTGGCGCTACCAATATCTATTGGGATTATGGTAGACTTGATTAAGGAGGTATAAAAATGTCAAAGTTTAAACTCCCTGTTACTTGGGAAATGTGTGGCGTTGTTGAAGTAGAGGCCGAATCTCTCGAAGCAGCAGTTGATTACTTCAATGAAAATTCTGACCACATTAAACTTCCCACTGGTGAAGATGTTATTTATGTTGATGGCTCTTTCAATCTCAGTTGTAACGAAATCAACTACCTTGAACTATTTCAGGGGTACAAACTGCCTTAAAGGAGACGAATAAAACAATGACTTTGGAAGAATATCGTCAGCTCATAATTAGCATTACTAAAATGCACATTAAAACTGCTCAGAATGAGTTAGATAATAATATCATGACACCTGATGAGCATTTATTGAAGGAGGGATATATCAATGGATTAAATCAAGCTATTTATACCTTGGAGCACAGTGAGTTCCTCACTAAAAAAGAAGAAGGAGGTGAAAACCAGTGAATAGACCTGAATACTGTTATTGCTACAAATGTGGTGATGACGTGCACGGAGATGCAAAGTTGTATGACTTAAACAATATCGGAATTGGAATGGTTTGTGAAGACTGTTTTATGGCATATGCTGAAGATTGCAACTTGCTCTCGGAAGATATTATTGCCTCTAATTCCCCTACCACACTCGCAGACCTACTTGATATCGAGCATACAACTGTTACGGAATATCTTGATAACGAGTATTCTCTTATGCTTGAAGCAAAAGAAGAAGCAAGAAGAGATATGGACCGCTGATAAACCACACATTCTATATATAAATTTAAGGAGGATTTACAAATGAGTTACGTTGTGGATTTCTACAAGGCCAAAGAGCATAATTATGAAGGTTTCTTTTCCAAGTTTGAGGAGGACGTGGAGGCCCTCAAGGTCAAATCTGAACTTAATTCTCTATTGAAATTGGTTGAAGAAAAGACTAGCGCTTATACTCTTCTCTTAAATAAGCGATATAATGCAGTCTATACTCCATTGAGCAAAAGTAATATTCTTTCTTATCAGAATAGAGATGGAGCCACTTTCTATTTTGATGCTTCTAATGGGTATCCTGTTTCCAGCTTGGGGGACAACAGTATCGAAATTACTCTGGATACAAAAGCTGGAAACTTCTCGCATGTTGCTGGCTACTGTTATGAATTGGGGGCAGTTTTGGTAAAGCATTATAGATATTCCATTCCTACCAATAATGCCAAAATCAATCTCCGATTGGTTAGTGAAACTTTGGTCCCCATGTTTGAAGATATGGTTTTTAAGACTACTCTCAATGGAACTTCATTTGACATTATTACAAATACAGGATATAATCGTAGCAACGTGCTTCATGCACTTGGTCGTGTCAATGCTACTGAATTCATTCAGATTTTCTACGGAGTGGATAAAAATTTCCATTTCTCTCTTGATGCTATGAGAAATTACTTGCGTAACAACAAAAGCTTTGAAATTATCATTAAAACCTGTGAAGATGAGAGCTTGATGAAAACCTTACTTTCGTTTAAGGTGGATAAGGCATCTCCTCTTTATGAGTTGGTTGGTACTACTAAAGCTGATTGGAAATATGCAGAAGAGTTGGGAGTCCTTAATAAATTCGTACAGTTTAAACAGAACCTTAGTTCCGCAGCTTATTATTCCAGTGTTCGCTTCAAGAAAGCTCTTTCTAAAACTGATAAAGAATGGATTGAGTTCATCGAAAAAACAAAGCATTGGGAAGAAGACCTGACCTTCTATACTATTAATTATCGAGGTGATTTGCTCGGTACGCTTATTAAAGGGTATGTTGGCGGAGATTACCCCTTCTATTGTGAAAAATTGCCTGAATATTATCCTTTTGGTAAGTTCTGCACTTATGTGGTTGAAGAGAGTATTAATCAGGGCTATACTTCTATTGAAACCTTTGTTAAAACCCTTGGAGATTATATCAGAATGTGTAATGATTTGGAAGTAACTCCCACACTATATTCCAGTTACTTGAATCAGACTCATGATATTGTCGCTCGTAACCACAAAATCAAACTTCAGGCAGAACAGGAAACCATATTTGCTAGTCGCTATTCTGATTTTAAGCCCTATAAGGATGATGAATATACTGTTGTTGCTCCTGCCAACTCTCATGATTTGCAGAAGGAAGGTGATACTCTCAATCATTGCGTTGCCAGCTATATTAAGCGTGTGGTTGATAACGAGTGTTTAATTCTATTCCTTCGTAATGTTCTTACTCCTTTGGAGTCTTTGGTTACTCTTGAAATGAGAAAGAACAGTATTGTTCAGGCTCGTGGTCTTCACAATCGTCAGATTACCGAAAAAGAACGTTCTGCTCTTTATCGGTTCGCTGAGAAGAAGGGGTACACTGTTAGGGTTTAATGCCCTAACAGTATTCCCATATATTAAGGGAGGTATACGCATGACAGTCAATGAAATGATTTATGCAACACTCACTACCAAGCAAGACAAAATCCCTAAATACAAAGAAGCATTGGAAGCCATGGGATATGTTCTCAGCAACACTCATGACTCTAGCTCTTATGATTATTGGGGCATTGTTCTTTCTAACAATCCCAAACATCGTTGTTTTCTTGTGATTAGCAAGAGCTACTATGTTGGGAAACGTATGCTTTTTGGCAATATGGGAATCATTGACACCCATGATATTAAAAGGGTAGATTTTGTCAATCTAATTAAAATTCATCAGAAAAGAGAACGTTTTGAAAACATGAGATTCAAATATTCTTGGGATGGTTCTAGTCCCAAAATTAAACAATATAAGCAACTCATGGATGAATGCAAAAGACAGAATTTCTCTGTTAAATACGATGAAGAAAAACTCAAAAAAGCAGAGGAGGATGCTGAAAAAGAAATTGCATTTCGGAAACAAATGCTTGAAACCTCACGACAGAGACAGGCAAAAGCTACTGCCGAACTTTGGGCTTGGCGGGTAGAAAATCTTAACAAAACCAAATAAAGGCATATTTATAGATAGAAAGGACAGTTTGCCATGGAAATCACTATTCAAAAGCACTCTCTTCGTCTCGACACTAAACGCTATACCTTGGAAGATATTCATAAGGAGGTGATAGAAGACTTTGCATTACTCATTTCTCTTGGTTATGAAGATTTGCTGAATAAGGAAGTCAGAATTAGGTGGGGTAAGAAAATTAGAGCTTATGGAACCTGCAAGCGCATTGGTTATCAGTATAACTCTGGTAAGACTCTATATGAAATTCAAATCAATCAAGAGTACATAGCAGTTGCTGACCCTAAGGGAGTTCATAATACTATTATGCATGAGTGTATTCATTGCATTGATGGTTGTATGAATCATGGTGAAAAATGGAAAGCAATTGCTAAAAAAGTGAATGACAAGTTTGATTTCACTACTATCAAACGCACTGGTTATGATGAAGCATATCATGCTATTATGGAAACTAAATACAAGTATGAAGCTATTTGTAACAAGTGTGGCACCGCCTATCGTTGGATGCGTCAAAGTAGATTTTATAATAGCTGTGCGATGGGCAAAGCCAAATGCTCGTGTGGTAGTAAGGAATTCACTTGTAAATCCATTCACTAATTATTTTAAGGAGGAAATATTATGTACAACTACTACGCAGAAACTGCAAAGAAGGTAATCCCCAATCTTTCCAATGAAGAAATCGAAGCCATCTATCGCTACAAAGAAATGGAGTATCGCATGGAAGATGTTAAAGCCCATGCAAACGACATGTACTCTGATGAGGAACTCACTTACTCTGAAATGGTATATGTATGTGATGCTGCTGAACTTCTTGCAGAACGTTATCTCTATAAGTGCAAGGATTGTTCTTTGGCTGAAAATGACGTGTTCCGTGAGATGATTCGGAATTATGTTAAGGATGAAAAGGACAATATCCCTTATGTGGAGGATTGTGATTACTACTGCGAGGGATGTGAAATTAATGGGTTTTGTGAAAGACAGGAACATTTTGAAGAGGAGGAATAATATGACTATTCAAGAGTTCAAATCTGCAAAAACTAGCATTAATTCCAAGCGACTTCCTGCAATTTATAACAAACTTAATTGGTCTAAGCTTAGGAGGGATAGTGTTGCTATCCCTCCTGTTATTTTGCCTGTTGTTTTGGATATAGGGGCTGGTAAGCATATCACACACATTGAGAAGTTCGTGGAGTCTCAAGGATTTGCTTATGCCCCTTATGACCCTTACAATCTTCCAAAGGATATTAACAGAGCTTCCCTTCGACTTAAACCCGCAGCGGTCATTTGTTCTAATGTGTTCAATGTGATTAAAGAGAAAACGATTCACCATATACTTCACGATTTTATTCGTGATAAAGATTGTCCTTTTTTCATCACAGTCTATGAAGGAGATAAAAGCTTTGTAGGTCATCCGACCATGAACAATCAATCTTATCAGCGCAATGAAACTATTGATTCTTATCTCATGCGTTGGGATGAAATCGTTTATAAAAAGGTAATTACATTGCCTGATTATAAGAAATATATTCAGTATTAATTTAAAGGAGGTGATACAATGGCAAATTTTAAACACAAGGTCAAGATGATTCAATACAAAAAATTTATAGGAGGTATCACAGAAACTGATATGGTTGCTCTCTTTGATGAGAGAGATTTTACTGCAAAAGAAATCAAAACTATTATCCAAACTCATGATTTCTATCATGGCGTAATCATGATTGATAAAGAAACCTACGAGATGGTTTTTCGGTCTCTTATAGCAAAATAACCTTGACTTCTACAAAATTCCATGTTACAATACTTTATAGACAGAAAGGAACGACACATATGTACAACACTAAAGCTATCATGACAGTTTATAACAACAACAAGGAAAATGATGTAATTTACAGAGGCAAAGCTACCAATGGCAATCAAAAACTCGGTAAAGCTATCTTTAACATTAATCTCCCCCCTGTTCTTACTTGTAACCCTGAAGCTCCTTGTTTTAAGGAGTGTTATGGTCGTAGAGGTCACTTTTTGTTTGCCTCTGCTCAAAACAGTATGTTAAATAATCTTATGGCTTTTTGTCAGAATCCTGACCAGTTCTTTGAAGATATCGCTTATCAGACCAAACTCAGTCTGTATGTCCGTTGGTTTGGTAATGGTGATATGCCTAATGATACTTTCCTTACTGGTATGTGTAAGGTGGCTCGCAAGAATCCTAATGTGCGTTATCTTGCTTTTACTAAGCAGTATCATATCGTCAACGATTATATTGCTACTGGTCACAAGATTCCTCGTAATTTGCGTATCGTGTTCTCTTGTTGGAAGGACTGGATTCCTGATAATCCTTATAATTTCCCTACCACTTGGGTCAGATTCCCTGAATCTGGCAAAGCAAAGCAAGAGAATGTTTCTTATAACAGCAACATTCCCACAAAAGCTTTTAAGTGTCCTAGTAATTGTGCGGAATGTCAGGCTTGTTGGCATCTTAAGAAAGGAGGTTCTGTAGAGTTCCACAAGCATTAAACATTAATCGCAAATTATAATTTACAAATGAAAGGAAAACAAAAATGAAAATTACTTTACCTTATTTTGTTTTGGGGATTCTTCCTACTATTTTTATGTTTGCAACACATGATATTTTATGTTCTGTGGACATGAACCCCTTATGCTATCTTAAGTGTGCTTCTTTTGCGATTTTAACTCTTCCTCTAACATTGTTGGGAGACGATAAAAAAGGAGGTGATACTAAATGAGTTTTGAAGGTTATGTCTTAATGACAGAGTTGGTTTTACTTTTGATTTGGTATGTAGGTTGGAGATAAGTCAGAGTCTGTGCTATCGGACTAATACGGGCAACTATTTATAAGGAGGGGCTTAAAATGCCTAGACAAAACAAAATTAGATATAAATATCATTTTGAGTTCTATGATGCTTCTGGTAAATGTTATTCTAGAACTCGCCGTTTTGACCATAAAATCACTGATGAGGAAGAAGTTAAGTTAACTCAATATTACTCTTATCTTCTTGAGCTTCGCTATAGCACAACTATTTATTCATCTTCTACCTCTTATCTTGGAAAGGAGCCTTTCAATGAAAAATACGTTACCAATCGAAAGCATTAAAAAAGAGTTGTCCAAATATGAATGGACTGATGATACTTTTGGCATCTCATTTGATTATGAAAATGTAGATGGTCATAAAATTCATCTCTTTTGTGGTATTAAAGAACTTTGGATTGATTGGTGGACCAAATGCAATTTAGTCCCTGAGAATGGAGCTATTTGCCATAATATTGACATCATGCTAAAAGATAAATCGGTTCATTATTATTTTGATAATGATGAGATTGATGCAATTTGCTATTCCTTTGAAAATCTCATGGGAGATTTGGCTTATTGTCTTACTCTTGAGACTATTGAATTTGACAGAACTGGTTATTAATTAAAATTTACTAAGGAGGATTTTATAATGGAAGATATTACTGTCAGAGGTTTTTGTGAGATGTGTGTTGAACCTTCTCTTCAGAAAATTAACCTTTACAACTGTGATACTGGATATGTTGTTTGGGAAGGTTTTGCAGATGAGATTCCTGATGAATATGATGATTGGTATATTAGTTCTTGGGATTGTATTATCTCTCCTTCTGAGACGCTCACTTTGAATATTATTAAAGAATTTTAAGGAGGATTTATGCCGTCTGAATTGTCGATAAAGAGAAATTTTCAGAAGGCTAAAGCCGCTTCTACGCTTTCTGATTTTCCTACTCATAAATTGGGTGCAGTAATGATGTTGGGTAACAAGGTCTTGGCGGTGGGTTATAACATCACCAAGACCCACCCTATTCAAAAGAAATATAATATAGAAAGGGGATATAATCCCGATGTAAAAAATAATGGTCAAATTCATGCGGAAATGATGTGTTTAATTAACACAAAATATCTTGATGTTGATTGGTCTAGGGTTAGTTTGTACATATATCGTGAACATAAAGACCATACAACAGCAGTCGCAAAACCTTGTCCAGCTTGTGAAAAAGCAATCCGTGAACGTGGAATTAATCAGGTGTATTATACCACTGAAGAGATTCCTTACAAAAAAGTCAACTACAAAAGATAATGGAGGGTTACTTATGTCTAAGGTCAAAGTTAATGGTGTGGAAATGGAATCCGACTCTATTGCTTACGCTAACATGGTTGTTGAGGAAGCTATTAAAGATACAATTCTTGAAGCTGTTAAACACTTTGAAACCTCTCGTCCTCGCTCTTATGAAGACGATTCTCGCTTTTTCTATAAGCAGAACGAACTTGATATGTTTTGGAGTTTGTTTAAGGGAAATCCCAATAGTCTCAAATGTAATACTATTCTTGATGATAATGGAGGAGTATTTTGTTATGAAATTTGCAGAATTGAACGAAAGCATCGAGTTTGAAAAGTATGAAATTATGGACACTTATTTATCAGAAATAAAGGAGGAAGAAAATAATGAGTAATATTTATACCATATTGGAGGCTAGACCTCCGCCTTATAATAAACTATTAAAATTTTATAGTAGGCAACATTTAATTTTTTAGTGTAAGGCTTATTTTTTAACGTTTAGGGGTCATTTTTTATTTTTTTACGGGGGGATATTTTTTCTTTACCCGCCGCCCACCCCCATTTTTACCCCTTAAAGGTCCCTTCTCCCAAATCCAGCGGTCTGTAATTTTTACCCTCTCTCTATCCGTACTACTGGCGTTTAGGGTCATCCTAACAGAGTCAGAGTATCTTAACCCATTTAAAATTAAAAACATTTCCTAGGTCCTTTAAAATGTTTTTGCAGATGGTGTTTTTATTCTCGCATTTTTACAGCGATTTTTTCGTATTATTTTCACATTTTTACAACGAAAAAAAGAGAGGTTTTTACACCTCTCTTCTTTTTATCTGAATTTATTTTGTTTTAATTATAATTATTATTTTCTATTTCCCTATTTTATTAAGCCTTCTTTTTATTCTCTCTATGGTTTCTCATTCTTTCAGCCATAATAGCCTTTTGTTCGTCACTAAAGGTTTTATTACTATAAGGATTTTTTCCAAATCTAAAAGGCCACAAAGGACAATCTTCACAAGAACACAGATTAACCTCTACTCTTTGTCCACAACAACAATCTAGACATTTAAGCCTAATTGCCTTTATAGGTGAGATTCTTTCTTCAGACCCTGAGAGTTTTTCTTTTAAATTTTTAAAGGTAGCAGCGTCACTAAGTCTCTGACCCTTTTCATTTTCCAATGTCTCAGACTCCAATTCTTCTTCTACTTCCTCTTCTAGTTCTTCATATTCAGACTCATACTTAGTGTTCATATTATGTACCCCTTTATTTCATATGTTCTTTTATTTTGAGAGTAAATTATTCAAATTATTTTTTAACGCTTTAGATGATATTTTATATTAGCCACTATTAACCAACAATAAAATGAAAGTAGTTTATTCATAGAAATAAAAATAGAATGGTTTTAAGTGTTGTGGGGCAGTTTTAGTTAAATTTTTCTTTTATTCCTTTACCATCATTGATTAGCCAATTATCAATAAGGTCATTTAATTCTTTGCCGCATTCATGACATAGACACACTCTATCTAAGCTCACATTTCTATGCCATGGAGCCATACTAGTTAAATAAGTTAAATTAATATTTCTCTCTCCTGAGACAATTTTTTTGTGGCAACGATTGCACTCAGGAAGTTTGTCATACTGTGCCTGAGTTAAAAATTCATATCCCTTCGGAACTGTATTTTCTTTAGTTGCTTTAGTTTCCTTAATTACCTCTTTTACAGAGGTAATAGATTCAGTTTCAGGTAAGGGATTCTTTCGAGGTCTTCCTCTTGGCATTTTTATCTCCTCCTTTCTTATTTTCTTCAGTTTCTTTTACGGCTTCTATTAACAACCCTATATCTACGAGACCAGCGGCAGTAGAAATTCTCATGCACTTACCTCATCATAGTTTACCCTATCTAGTTTGGCAATAGCCTTTTTCATATCTTCTTCGGAACAGGGAACAATAGACAGAAGAGAACGGCTTCCACCACCAGCAAATACAAATACATAACCACGATAATAATAAATTTTGTGAGATTTATACTGGTGACTATAATGATTCTTGAGATAACGATACATATTATATGTAATACCTCTATCAGCATAGTTGTCACAATTTAGTGCGCTAATCTTGACACCTTTATACTTAGCAGAATGTGCTAGTTTCTGAATCTCAGACTCTTTATTAATGCCAAGTCGTTCAGCAGCTCTCTGCTTTGCATGATAAGTTACCTTAATCTCACGATGGGAAATCTTACCAGTTTTTTGATAGTCGCTCATAATTACATCTCCTTTTATTTCTTTATTAAGGGGAAAGTTCACTGGAACTTACATATAAATTATAGCATATTATATACAAGCTGTCAATAAGTTAATTGAAGCAATTTAATTAATTATAAAGATAATTATAAGGATAATTATAAAGAAAAGAGACCCAATCCGAAGATTGAGTCTCTCGCATCTGGAGGTGATGCCATACAAAACGAAAGCAACCATTATTTACTAAGCGCTTTATCTTAACATAATCAAAAACCCAGTATGTAGATAAATAATTGCTGTTAGCGCTTAAATCCAAAAGCCGTATTAATGGTGGGCAAGGTGGGACTCGAACCCACACGTCCTCTCGGACAACAGATTTTGAGTCTGTCACGTCTACCGATTCCATCACTAGCCCATATTTAATTGAAACAGACTAAGCTCTTTTAATTAATATCTTTTTTATTCCCAAAATAAATGATTGTTAATTAATAAAATTGCTGTAAGAGCTTAACAAATAAAATATTTAAAAAAAGGAACGGATTCTATAAAAAGAATCATGGTAGGGGAGATGGGACTCGAACCCACACGCTGTTTCCAACACGAGATTTTAAGTCTCGGGTGTCTACCTATTCCACCACTCCCCCATATGAGTAGGGGCTACTCACCATAGGCTTTCACCCCTTATATTTAAGTTGCAGAAGCAACCGCAGAACAAACCACAGAACGAACCGCAGTCTCAATAGCGTCATAACGCTTAACAGAGATGGCCTCAACCAGTGCATCATAGGGGTCTACACAGTTGGTCATGACGCTCTTGCAAACGTTAACGCTAAAACCAGAGACAAGAGTTACACCAAGCTCATTCTGAACCATGGGAATAGCCTTGGTACGGCTGTTCACGTTCCAGAAGATTAGGTGAGGCATAGTGTAACCTGCCTGCTCAAACTTATGCTTGATGTTATCAAACAAGGTCTGAGAAGGAGCCATACGTCCCCAAGCTCCACGAGAATGGTTTGCAGAAGCACAGGTGTCAAACTCCATATCACTTACAATCAGAATGTTTGCGGGAATCTCATCCTGAGTCATGTGATTACGCTTTGCAGTCTCAAGGATTAGCTGGAATACTGCCTCAATGTTGGTGTTTGCACACTCATCATGCTTAAGAGCAATACGCAGGTTCTTGAGTAGAGAGCCACCATTCAGGTTGACAATCTGAGGAGTCATAGAGAAAGTGATATACTTATTCTTAAACTCACCCTTGCAACGCTCTGCAAAGTAAATTGCTAGGGCATTAGCTACCTCAAGAGCAGATACGTTAGTCCCACCAACACGAGTGGTCATAGAACCAGAACCGTCAGCAACTACGATAGTAGAAGCTTCACCCTTCACCATATCAGGAAGAGACTTCCACATGGCCTCTAGAGCAGGGTCTTCATGACTCTTTAGAGTCATACGCCAACCACTCACAGTGGCATACTTGTGTACAATGTCATGAGGGAAGGCAACGGAAGAATTAATCTTAGCTTCACCCTTCTCAAGAGCACCTAGGAAGGCATTACGGCGGTCATAGTCATGCTTCAGGAAAGCCTTGTTATAGCGCAGGTTGGCCTGAGAAGGGACTGCCTCATAATCAATGGCCTGCCAATTGTTAGAACTCATCTTGCGCTCAACCACATCAACATGCTTACGAAGAGCAGATAGAGTCTTACGATATTGACGAGGAGACATCTTGAGGTAAGAGCTGATAATACCAGCCCAACGCTTCATGTCCTTGTTAGAAGCCTGCTCGGAAGGAATCCACTTAGCCATCAGGGAAATAGACTTGCCAGCGTTCATGCCCTTGATATCCTCAGTCCACTGTTGCTTAATGGACTTAAGAACGACAGTCTTGCACTTAGTATCAAGCAGACCAAGAACATCGTCCCAACGACCATACTCAGCAAAGTGAGGAACCAGAGCATTAACTAGTGCAGTCTGATTCTGCTTGGCTAGGTCCTTTACACAAGCACGGAATAGATTACGCTCACCAAGACCCTCACGAGCATCACGGGCATAGAACAGCCAACGCATTGCCAGAATAGGATTCTCATTGAAAGCGGCACGGAACATCTTTGCAATCTCCGCATCAGTCTTACCACGAAGGGAAGCTACAGCGAAGTTCATATCCAGTAGCTTAGAGCCAGTGGTCTTGTGAGCTACAGCACCATTCTCAGTCAGAGTTAGGTCATACACAGAAGAACGAGTCTTCTCCATAGCGTCCATAAAACTAGAAGACTTACGAGTAGAGGTCTTAGTAGTGGTAGAAGCAATGGCAGAATAAGCAGACTTAGGAACACGAGTTACCTCAGGCTGAGGGGACCAAGGCTTGTTAGTATTACGCATTTTGCATTTCTCCTTAAATTATATTTTTGTTTTTTAAGGACTAAGCTCTTTTCATCCTTAATTCACAAGCAAGAATTTGAAAACAAAAATTGCTGTTAGAGCTTATCCAATTGGCGAAGAGGAAAGGACTTGAACCTTCACACCGTATTACTACGATTACTGGTTGATTAGCAATCAACTGCCTTACCAAATTAGGCTTACCTCTCCAAATCACAAGTTAATTATAACTTATCAGTTGCTGTTTGTCAATAAGTTAATTTGAAAATTTTTCTTTTTTAATTTTATACTAAGCACATTTTTACGTTGTTCTAACCATTGAACTAACCCACCACAATGGCGATGGGTAGAGGAGTCGAACCTCTATCTACGGCGTGAGAGGCAATTGTAACTTTGCTGTTAGTGCTTAAATGGCGATGACTTTCGGACTCGAACCGAAACATTTTACTTTTATAAAATTACTGGCTACTTTCGAGGTAGCTTCCTTACCAATTAGGATTAAGTCATCTATTTTTTAATTGGCTACCAGATAAGCGATAACACCAGCTATCTCAGGAATCGAACCAGCCTCTTGTAAGGTAGCCCTCTTACAAGCGTACACCACATACTTAGAATCGAACTCGCCCTCTTATCTGATTTGGCGGCGCAGGTAGGATTCGAACCCACAGACCAGTTCAAAGCTGGCACACAAGATTTCAAGTCTAGGCCGTTATAACCGTTTCGGTACTGCGCCATATAAATTAATTTAACCTTCTAGCTTTCTTAGCTTACGTTTTAGCTTCTTAATAATATTGCTATTTTCAACAGGATTTCGCATCTCTAGAAGATGGATACGATTCTTAATCATCATAATAGGGTCGCCCATAAAACATTCCTCCATAATATCATAATTAATGTATAAAGCCGTTTTTCACTAAGGAGGATAACGGCAAACCTAAGCCGACTTTAGCCATTTTGTTTTTACACATGCTTTAAATTGTTATCAACTGTTTTGTATTTATATACAACAGAGACAAGGGAAGGAGGTCCACAATTTCAATTGCCAAAAACAAACAAAATATTTTAATAATTAATAAAGCTGAAAACAATTTATAATGTAGAATGTAATTAGATAAAAAGATAGCATTAAAGATAAATAACTTTCCACCACTAAAGTATTTTCTTTTTTGTTTTTCTTTTTATTTAATCATTTGCCATTTTTGACTCTTGGATGGCTTTCCGCAACCATATTTATTCTTTGTATGGATTTTGTTTAAAAGTCGCATGTGTTCTGTATTAAGGTGTCATCAGCTAAAGCTCACCATATTTATGCAATCAACTTTAATTAGGAGTGTGGTTGCATAATCCATATCTCCTATTGGCACGGGTGGCTGGATTCGAACCAGCGAATACAGGAGTCAAAGTCCTGTGCCTTACCACTTGGCAACACCCGTATATAAAGGAGAGGATTTCCCCTCCCTTATATTTTATACTTAGTTAGAGAAAAAACGACTCTTCTTGAGTTCATCAACAGAAGGGACCTTAGAATAATCTACACCCTTCTTGTCTAGATAATGCTCAACACCAGCAAGCAGACCACGAACATCAGCAAGAAACTTACGCAGTCTAGAATCTAGATTCTTGTGATACTTATTCATAACCTTCTTATAGGCGACATTCTTGCCTTCAGTCTCATCATAAACATCACCATCATCAGTGTTAACCTTAGCAACACCACGATAGCGGTCACTCATCATCAAGTCCTTAGAATCAGTAGAGTTAATACCGATAAAGCCTAGATAACGGCTATTATTAAGAACTAGCTTCCAAATAATGTTCTCCAGATTGTTACCGCAACCTTCTAGTGTTGCAATGGTCTTTCCTGTCTGAGGAATGTGTCGATAGGAAATACCGCCATTTTCATTCTTAGTAGTATTCATGTACATTCTCCTTATTTTATAATTTTTTATGGAGTTAAGAGGTTTGTTACTTTCCTCTTGACATTAAGTAGTATAACATAAAAAGGCAAGGTTTGTCAACAAGTTAATTGAAATTTTTAAGCTTATTTTATAATTTGTTTTGTAACTTATTTATTGCATAAGAGGAATAAAATAAAAGGGATGCCATTTTGCACCCCTTATTCTATACACCATATATAACCATAAGCGGTTTTTCTTTTTCCATTAATACATTCAGTAATATGTGGACGTGGTTTATTTATTGCTTTTGCTGCTTGATTTACAGAAGGATATACACCAACTAATTTTTTTTCTAAAGTATATTGTTTAACAACTTTTCCATTGTCTGCTAAATTAACTTCCTATTGTGATAATACTTCTATGTTATGAGCTTTTAAGATATTTTGAACAGAAGAATAATCACATTTACAAAGTTCACAAACCTTTTTAATATTTTTTACTTTATTATATGTAGAAATAATTAAATCATAATCTAAATAGCGCTTACCATCGCCACCCATAGTAGCATTATAACCAGTTTTAAAAGAACGCTTTTGTTCAATCCAATATTTTTCTCTTTCTTCTGGATTATCTGTTTCTTCAATAAGTTCTATTTTAAAGTTTTCCACCCCATATTTTCTTATAGCAGCATATAAAGGACGCTTTTCTTTTGTTCTAGAAAAAGCATCCTAACAATGTTCCTTAAAACGTTTTCGTAATCCATATTCAGTTTTACCAATATAGATTTTCTAATTAATAATATTTGTAATTTGATAGATGTATGCCATAACTAAATAGCTCCTTTCTATATTCCTTATGGTCGGTGGCGGTGGACTCGAACCACCCGAAGGTTTCCCCGCTTGATTTACAGTCAAGGCCGCTACCTGCTACGGTATACCCACCGATATTATAATAATATTATTTAATTAGTTTAATTAGTTTATTTAGTTTATTTTAATTACTAAGCTCCGTTTCATAATTGTACCTGCGTCTGCCACTTTCGCCACTGATAATCTATGATTACCAGACAGGATTCGAACCTGCACGTCTAAAAAGACGGGGGATTTTAAGTCCTATTATTATAAAATGGCTGTAAGAGCTTATGGCTGGGGTAGAGGGACTCGAACCCACGACATCCAAGTTAACAGCTTGGCGCTACTACCAACTGAGCTATACCCCAATATTGGCTCCGATTAAGGAGCTATATGTATTATTACAGCTATTAAACTATTTATTCAATAGCTGTAATGCGTTCACCTAGGATTTGAACGACTGAGGGTTTCTAGTATTTATACCCACAACTTTTGGCGACTCCAACGGGACTCGAACCCGTGGTCTCCAGCGTGACAGGCTGGCGTGTTAGCCGACTACACTATGGAGTCATATAAATAAATTAAAAGAATTAAAATTTTAAATGGTACGCCTGAAGGGACTCAAACCCCCGACCCACTGCTTAGAAGGCAGTTGCTCTATTCACCTGAGCTACAGGCGCATATTATAATTAATTAAAGGCTGTTCATCTCACTCCATTTACTACAGCTTCTTTGTCATTAACATTGGTTACATTCTAAAATCAGGCGATTTCACCTTCACGTCAAAGAATACTTTCTTCCTGAAAAGCAATGTTAGCTTCGTAGCACCTTTATTTAATTATCTGGTAGAAGATGTCGGACTCGAACCGCTCTCCTTCACCCCAAATGAAGAGTGCTAACCATTACACCACATCCTCTATTTGGTGGAAAGGGGTATATTTCAAGTGCGCCTCTCCCCGTTACCGCACATTGGTGGGCCAGATAGGAGTCGAACCTATTACACCTTGGGCTTCAACCAAGTGCTCTACCAGTTGAGCTACTGACCCATTTAATTACTAAGCTCTGTAAATCTAATCAATATCCATGGCGATTATATTTGAAAAATTGCTGTGAGAGCTTAAGAAAGGAAAGATTCTATTAAAAAAAAATAGAACTGGTGTCCGTGGTGAGGCTCGAACTCACGACACCCGCCTTAAAAGGGCGGTGCTCTTCCAACTGAGCTACACGGACATATGGAGCATTATCTAATCCGCTTCAATCTTTCGACCCATAAGCACAACTTATTCTGCGATAACTCTAATGCCTTTATACATGTTTTATTATATATAGTTTATGCCACAATAGCACTTCGATGGAGCTGGATAAGAGACTCAAACTCTTGACATCAACATTACAAGTGTTGCGCTCTATCAACTGAGCTAATCCAGCATATATGGTGCTTTCAAGGGGACTCGAACCCCTGACTTCGGCGTGAGAAGCCGATGACTTAGGCCACTTGTCGATGAAAGCATTTGGAAGCGGGGGTGGGATTCGAACCCACGATTTCCAACTTATGAGGATGGCGAGATGACCTACTTCTCTACCCCGCAGTATTGAATTGGAGCAAGATACCAGATTCGAACTGGCCCCTTCAGTTTGGAAGACTGACATGCTAGCCGCTAACACTAATCCTGCGTTCTCTAGGCACTGAATAATTCTTTTAAATAAAATAAAACTTTTATATTTCTATCAATTAATATAACTTTTAGTATTTGTTTATGTATAAGAATAATCAAGTTGCTGTAAGTGCCTAATTCTCGAAAGGAGCTTTTACAAATTCCATAGGGCATAGGTCTTTCACCTATACGGTGATGAAGCTGTTGGTCGTAGCTACACTTTTCTCATTAATATCATATAACCCAACAACAAATCTCTAATCCTTTTGTCACATCACTTTGAATATCAAATACTTTTAAGAGATTTTCTTTTTGGTCGGCATCATTGGGATTCGAACCCACATCTCGGCCCTCCTACGGACCGTGCTCTACCCTTAAGCTAGTTAGCCTAATCTCTGCTACCTCATGAGAGAGTTGTACGTCCTCTCTAATTCATGAGTTGTACAGTGTAGCATATTTGACATTACATCTTGCTCTGTCACCTATGAAATTATAATTTGTTCTTTCTTGTTTTTAACTTTGTATTATTATATTAACATATTTCTTTTAGTTTGTCAATAAGCTAATAAAAATAATTTAATTAATTTTAATTAAAGTCTTGGCAGGAGCTAAAGGACTCGAACCCTTACCAACAGTTTTGGAGACTGACATGCTAGCCAATTACACCAAGCTCCTATGGGGTGACTGACGGAACTCGAATCCGTAACCTTCTGAGCCACAATCAGACGCTCTAAGCCACTTGAGCTACAGCCACATGGAGATACTGGTAGGATTCGAACCTACGAATAACAGGTTTGCAATCTGCTCTCTTAAGCCTCTTGAGTACAGTATCATAATAAAATGGTGCTCCTTAGGAGAGTCGAACTCCTGTCTCTGGCGTGAAAGGCCAGCGTCTTGACCGCTTGACTAAAGGAGCATTTGGTGGACCTGATGAGATTCGAACTCACTACCTCCTGAGTGCAAATCAGGTGCTCTCCCAAATTGAGCTACAGGCCCATATATTATACCCAATTTATGTTTTAGTTATGTATTTATTCACACAAACAAAAATGACCATAAAATACAACAGGTCATTTTAAGACTAAGCGGTTTGAGTGCATACGGGATTTGAACCCATATTAATTCTTTTTCAAGAGAATCGTCTTAACCATTTTGACTAATGCATTAACGTTGCTGTATCCGCTTAAATATCAACTTATGTACTATATGAATCCATTTGCCCCAACCCATTTAAGAACAAAGGAGACCCACTAATTAATTACTAAGCACTAATTTTCTTTTAAGCTCTATCCAATTGAGCTACCCAGCAGGGTTATGCCTGTTGAGGTTGGATTCGAACCAACAACCACTTGTTTATAAGACAAATTAGAATTTTGAAAAAATTGCTGTGAGTGCTTATTTTGAATTTTGAATTTTGAATATATTATAACATGAGTTCCTGTACTCACGAAATAACCTTTTTTAATTACTAAGCGCATTTTCAATTTTTACCGTTGCTCTGCCGACTGAGCTACTTCCCGCATTATGGGCAGGAAGGTAGGACTCGAACCTACGACACACAGTTCCCTAACTTGAAAAAATTCCTGATTGCTGAGTGCGCTTAATTATAACTTCATTATATTATGTACTTAAAGAAATTAATTATTCACCAATAATGTCTAGAATGCGCTGACGAATTGCTTCGTTATCAGCAATCATCTTATCAGCCGAAGTTCTCTGGGACTGAATGAAAGATTCAAGCTCAGATAGATTACCAAGCTTAGTACGAAGACCATCATTAATAGTGTCTAACTCTACTGCTGTCTTACGGAATGCGCTTAGAGCGTTATCCTTTTGCATGGATAGACCATTAATGTCACTGGATAGCTTGGTGGTTGCTAGCTTAATAATAGATTCTGTGGTTTGCTTACGCATTGTAATTTCTCCTTCTGTTTTTGTTTTTGTTTTTGTTTTTGTTTTTGTTTTTGTTATTACAACCTAAATATTTATCATCGAAGCACCTTAAATGTAAGAAACGCTCTACCAATTGAGCTATATTCCAAAAAATGGCTAGAATAATTGAAATCGAATCAATGACCTTTTCTTAATAAGAAGTTGCTGTGGGTGCTTATTACGATAAATATTTAGCTTGTAATAACTTATTTTTTAAGAGGGAAAGTTTCTTGTTGAAACTCGGCAGGAATGGAGGGGACTGCCTCTAAAGTCACCTGTGTGATTAACAGGAAGAAAATAAAGAATGTTACAACCTTATTGGTTGCCGTCACCTCTATAAAGAGGAACATAAAGAAAAGGGGGTGAGAGGCTTTCGCCTCTGGTATGTAAAGCAGTTTTACTGCAAAACATCGCTTGTTTCTCTTTGTGTTTAATATTATATCATAAAATTTTCCATTTGTCAATACCTTAATTGAAATTTTTTGGAAATTTTTATATTTTGTGTTTAACACAGAGAATTATTTACTAAGCCCGTTTTCAAACTCGTTAGATTAGCAGTCTAATGTTTTATAAAAATTGCGGTAAGGGCTTAAAATGTGGTCCTCGTGTCAGGATTTGAACCTGCATCTGCCGATTATAAGTCGGCGGCTCTAACCAGTTGAGCTACACGAAGTTTTGTAGCTCACCCTCTTGACATTATGTATTGTATCACATCTTAACATAAATGTCAAGAGGTTAATGAAACTTTTTTAAAAATTAAAAACCAGTTAACTTAATCTAATTCTGGTCTTCCTTAGGTGCAAATTCCTTTAGGTCCTTCCACTTAATCTTTACAATTAATCTTTTGCCTAAACGGTCTCGCATTTCTACCATTGGACGGCCTACTAGTCCTTCCATATCAGCAGTTCCAAATGTGCTCTTGGGATGCTTTAATACATAGTTTACACCATCATTTAAAGTCCCAGTTAGAATAATAGGTACTACATCAATATTAAAGAACTTCGCAATGTCTTCTACAGAATCACGCTTTAAATAAAGATACCCAACCTCAGGAGATAGTACCTCTACATCAAATAGAATGAAAGAAACATCAGAACGATAGTTTCCACCACCCTTGGCAATCTTAGGTCCATATCCTTCTCCATATAGCGTAACTTCCATTTCACCAAATTTCTGCTCAAATAATTCTTCGTTTACAGTACCACCAAACATATCATTTAGCTTGTTTACTAGTACAGCAGGAATCTGTGCATCATCAGTTCGTCCACCAAAAGATACTCTGTGACCATCCCAATGTACACGAACATTAGTTCCATCAATCTTTTCAGTAAATACCCATGGGCAATCCTTTAGAAATTCTACTGTCTCATTACGATAAGACCCAAAAATTAGCTTCTTGGTTCCCTCTAGGTCTCTATTAAAAAGAGTTTCAATCTTATTATATTCCTTCATAATTTATAATTTACTCCTTATTTAATCCACATTCTCTGCTTAATAGCTCACAGGAAATATGGGCTTCAGTCTTATAACAAGGGATGTTAATGTTAATTTCATGGTCTGGATTTGCATATTCACGTAGACAAAAGGTATGATACCAAATAGTAGGAGAGTTGCCAAGAGTGCAACTTCCATGACCAATACTGGTTAATTCGTAATCAGATAAATTATAACCACGAGAGGTCATATAGTAATTAAGCTTAAACAAGACCTCCGATAAAGAAATGTGCTTAGAAGACTTAATAGTCATTTAAATCTCTCCTTGATTGATGATGTGTGATTAACTTAACTTACAAATCAAGTATAGCATGAATGAAGAGGATTGTCAATAAGTTAATTGGAAAAGTTTGAGAAATTTTGTTTAAACTAATAAAAGATATGGAAATGTGCGTATCTCTCCATCTCTACCAGAAGCAAGGGAAATCCTACTAATTTAAATGAATACACAAGGAAAATCACCCAAAGTTATCCACATTTTCCACATAGTTATCCACACCCTTATGGAGTTATCCACATACTTATCCACATTTTTAAAAATTATCCACAGAGTTATCCACATTCTAACTCTACTTCTGCAAGTTATCCACATTTTTATCCACAGGGCAACTCAAGTTATCCACATTTTACTTACTTATCCACATACTTATCCACATTGGCACTTTTTGAGCAAAATTATCCACAAAATTATCCACATACCCTAATCATACAATTACTCAACAATCACTCAGACTGCCATTCATAATAATCCAACCAATCCTCAGAAAGAATATCCTGACTAGTAGGTTGCCATTCTTTAATAGTGCGTCCAAGGTTTTCATTTAAGAAAGATATGATTAGTTTAGGAGTCTCCATTCTACCGACAACTCTCATACCAAAATTAGTAGTTACAGTTAAATATTGAATTTCACTTAAATCCAATTTATCAGCTACAATATAATTTTTATCCAACCAAATAGCACGAATCATTTTAAAATCAGGGTCTTTCTTGGCTTTTTCAAGAACTTCACCAAAAGTTAAAAAAGAATACTGTCGCATATATTATACCTCTTATTCTTATTTAATTTTAACTCACCAATGCACACAGAACAAACCAAAATCTACATTAACACTAAACCCATTCTGTTCCATAATCTCTTTAAACTTACATCCAAGGTTCTTATCATAGTTTCCCAAACGAGCTTTCATTTTCAAAATGGTATCACTAACTTCAAAGCGACAATATCTTCTACCCTCACGACAAGCACTAAGGATTTCATCACGGACAATACTATCCACAACATTCTCATATCTATTATTAAGGGCAACGACAGCTTCTTTTGCAGATAACATATGACATTCTCCTAATCTACTTTTAATTTATTTTTTAATTTGTTACCATACAATACTCATATAAGGTAAATGATAAGTATACTCATAACGTAATCCATCACCCTCAATTTCCTTTTTCCAAAAGAGAGTAACCAAATAATTCTTATCAATTAAATCCATAAGTACATGATAAACAGCAGATTCACGATAATTAAGTGCTTTATAAAACTTATTATTTTCATATCTATAGGTTAAATGATTTTTATAATTATTGCAAGCTTTATGTTCATAATATTTCAGAGCCTTATTAATCTTTTTTATATTAATATGAATACTCTCTAATAATTTTTTATCCACAAGACAAACATCAACATGTCTTTTTCCTGAATGAGTAGTAGAAGTAATTTTTGTTAAAACTTCTAAACCCAATTTACTATAAAAATTATCTTCGAGATAACTAATTTGTTTATCAGCTTTTTCAGACATATATTCTGCCATAGGCAAGGCTTTATTAAAATCAAAAAAATCAACAGACTTCATTATTTATCTCCTTATTAAAACTCAAAATCATCCAAATCTTCTTCTACATCATTACTATCAGTTTGATTTAAATTAGTTTCTTTAACACTATTAATCTTCTCAGTTTTCTTTACTTTTTTCTTAGGTTTATTTACAGGAGTTTCTGTAGTCTCCACATCGTTTTCATCCTCAGATAATACATCATCATTACTTACACTATCAACATTTCCTAAAGCCTTTAAACAAGCTTCCAGAGCATCAATTTCTTCAGGTTGATATTCTTCCATATCACGAAGCAGAGTAATTTTTCTACCAGTTTTCTTAGTACCATCAGTAGCACATTTAATAAATCCCATAGACTCTAACTGTTCAAGAGCAGATTTAATAGTATTATGAGACTTATTACCAATCCATTCTTGAAGCATAGGATTAGTAATAATCATAGTAGCACCCACAACAGAGGTATTAATATTATTAGTTCTAGTTGTACCAATACCAAGCTTATTCAACCTTTTATTTTTATAAGACTCTTTATATTTCTGTTGCACGATATACATACCGACAAGATTTCTAATAGCTTCATAAACAAGGATAGAATTATCAGACAGACCTTCGATATGATGAAGAGACTTATAATCTTTCATATAAGGTTTTTGTTTACTCTCACCAGATTTAAACTTAATGTAAGCATCCACATCTGCTTGAGAGGGAGAATAAGTAAAAGTTTTTTTATTATATGAAATATGAGAAGCATTTTTATTTTTGTTAGACGTAGACACTCACCTCTTTTCCGAACAGTATACTTTAACACTATAGATAATATAGCACACTATAATTAAATTGTCAATAAGTTAATTAAAATTATTTTCCTAAAACATGTAAGTTAGAATAGAAGTAGAAAGGTGCTCTTAAGAATTGCGAGCGAAGCGAAGTAATTATTTTAGAGCACCACTACTTCGGTAGAGTTTATGTATGATGAAGTATTCAATATTCATTTTTAAGATACACAAGTTTTAGAATACAAGTTTTAAATTAAAGTCAAATATTTTTTAATATTATTCTTAATACTATTCTTAGGGGACGACTTTCCCAATAAAAATCAGGGTCTACGGAAGGTTTATAGGTCAAATTTTGACGTATAAAACCACTTTTATAGGTCAATTTTTGACGTATAAAAATTTTTTTGAAGGGGTCAAAATTGGACTTTCCCTTGAAATTCATTGATATTTTTATAGGTCAATTTTTGACGTATAAAATTTTAGAACTTTTTTAGTGTTTTCATTTTTTGTTATAGGTCAAAAATTGACGTATAAATTTTCTCTTTTTTTATAGGTCAAATTTTGACGTATAAATCTCACTTCTCTATATAATTTATTGATAATATTTAGTTTATAGGTCAAAACTTGACGTATAGAACGCTCTAGACCATATAATCATATAGAGAAGTCAAATTTATAGGTCAATTTCTGACGTATAAAATTTATAGGTCAATTTTTGACGTATAAAACCCGCTATTCCTAGAGTCTCAATGGATAGAACTGTTTATAGGTCAATTTTTGACGTATAAACCATTTTTGGCATATTAAAAAATTAAGAATTTAG